ACGCGACCGCCTGGGCCAAGTCCCAGAAGACCGGCAGCACCCCGGCGAAGTTCATCCTGATGGTGCTGGCCGACTTCGCAGGCACGGACTACTCCTGCTACCCCTCGGTCAAGAAGCTCGCCGACATCACCGAGCTGGGCGAAAGCACGGTCCGGCAGGCCACCAAGCTGCTCGCCGAGCAGGGCCTGATCCGGGTCTTCTACCGGTACCGGGAGAACCAGACCCGCCGTTCCAGCCGCTACCAGCTGATGGTCGACGGCCCCGAGACCGCCGAGCCGGACGCCGAGGACTGGGCCAGCCACCGCCAGATCCCAGCGCAGATCCACCGCCAGGAGCCAGCGGGTACCCCTCAGGAGCCAGCGGATAGCCACCGCCAGGAGCTGGCGCTTATTCCTGATAAAGATCCATCACCAAGAGAACCATCACAGGTTGCCCCCGGCGCTTCGCGCCCGAAGGTCGCCTGTCGTCTGCCTGAGGGGTTCCAGCCCACCGAGGAGATGAAGCGCTGGTTCGTCGCCGAGAACCTGCACACGGTCATCACCGACCCTCGGGGCGCGCACGACGATTTCTGCGACTACTGGCACGCCAAGGCCGGGTCCGACGCCCGCAAGCTGGACTGGCCCGCAACCTGGCGGCGCTGGATGCGTACCACCGCTTCGCGTTCCGCCCGGCCCAGCTACCGGCCCACGTCCGGCGCGCCGTACCGATCCACCACCGACGACAAGGTCATGCAGGGCCTCGCCGTCGCCGAGAAGTTCCGTAAGATGGAGGAGAGCCAATGAACCTGTCCGAGACCGCCCGGTTGCTGACCACTATCGCCGCGTTCAGCAACCGCACCGTCGGGGAAGCCGACGTGGTCGCCTGGCAGTCGGTGCTGCCTGATGTCGTGCTCGCCGACGCCGAGGAGGCTGTGCGGCGGCACTACGCCGAGCACACCGAGTGGTTGATGCCCGCGCACATCCGCAGACTGGTGCGCGACATCCACGCAGAGCGGGACGCGGCGGCACGCGCGACCGGCTGGGCTCCGGGTCAGGCCGGGGTGCCGAAGGCTGAGGCGGTGCCGGAGATCTCCGGGCCGATCGCTGAGGGCGAGCTGACGGCCCCGGTGCGAGCTTTGCTGGACTCGGTGCGGGCCATGCTGCCGGAGGGCTCCAGGGAGGCGCTGATGCCCCGGAGGGTGGCGTGGGAGCGGGAGCACGCCGCCTTCGTGCGGGTGCGGGACGGCCAGCCCAACCCGCTGTACCGGCCCCCTCTGACTGCGGAGGTGTGTCGCAACGCCCTGCACCAGCACTTCCCTGGCGATCCGGTCCTGCCGTCGTGTGAGCTTGACGCCTAGCGTCCCTCGTGTATGCTGTGCGTAGACAGTCAATCGAGGAGGCACCACATGACAGACCTCAAACATCCCACCCTCGCTGCCGCGCTCGCCGCGTTCCAGGCTGAGCTGCCCAAGCTGCTGAAGGACGAGAAGGCCAAGGTCAAGGGCGAGACGAAGGACGGCCGCTCCTACGACCGCTCCTACGGCTACGCCGACCTGGCCCAGGTGGTCGAAACGGTCCTGCCGGTCCTCGGCAAGCACGGCCTGTCCGTCACCTCGAAGAGCACCTTCGACCCGCAAGGCAACTTCGTCCTCGAAGTGGCACTGCTGCACGAGGGCGGCGACCGGGAGATCGGCTACTGGCCACTACCGACCGGCCCGAAGGTCGGCCCGCAGGATGTCGGTTCCGCCATGACGTACGGCCGACGCTACCTGACCCTGGCCCTGTCCGGAACCTACCCCGGCGGCGAGGACGACGACGGCCAGAAGGCGCAGGCGTCGGCCCGTGACCGCTGGGAGGACGCCCAGCCCCGCCAGCAGGCACACGAGCAGCACGCCCGGGGCGTCAACCACACCGACGAGCCCGCACCGCCGGTGAAGACCGAGTGGACCGACGACGAGATCCGCGAGATGCACAACCGCATCGAGACCGTGGAGATCGGCAAGGCCGTCAACGGCTACGACTGGATGGCCGCCCGCAACCTGCACACCCGCAAGATCCCGATCCCCGACGAGCCCGGCGCGGAGCCCACCCTGATCAACGCGACCGAGGCGCTGTCCTACCGGATCGCCGACCTCGCCGCCAAGCCCGGGGCCACCCTGCGTGAGATCGCCATCCTGCGGGCCTACGCCGAGGACCGGGCGCTCCTGAAGACTCCGGTCTCCGAGTCCACCGCCCTCGGCGAGGAGCTGGCCATGGCCCGCGACCTGGCCGTACACGCAGACGTCGAGCAGGCCAAGGCCGACACCCCCGATCCGCAGGCCGAGTGATGGACAACCGGAAGGCGCTCACCAACGACCTGGTGAGCGCCGGGTTCCGACTCCTACGCAAGAAGAACCACGAGATTTGGGGATGCCCGTGCGGCCACGCCCAGATACCCATGTCCTGCTCCCGTCACGAGGGGCGAGGAGACCAGAACGCCCGAGCACTGATAGCCCGCACGCTACGCGCCTGCTGCACGACCAAGGAGATGACGGCATGACTGTCGAACGAGCCAAGAGGCACGCCCGGCTTTGGGCCTTGGCCCTCGTCGTGGCCATCGCTGCCCGCATCACGCTTACCTCCGTCGGCTTCGACCTGCTGTCCGTTCCGATGCAGATCGCCGAGGCGGTCTGCCTCACGCTCTGCTGGTCCAACATCGGATGGGTCGACGGATACCGCGCACACCAGAAGGAGACGAAGCCGTGACCGACATCCCGGAGCTGACCGACGCGGAGAAGCTGGCCGCACTCGGCACCTACATCAAGGTGCTGACCGGCATGGAGAGGGCGCTCCGTGCTGCCGTCACCCAGGACATGGGCAAGCGGCACGTGGAAAAGGTCGGGGCGTACCTGCCCGACGGCACCAAGATGGCGTCGGTCAGCCGGTCCGACGGCAAGAAGAGCATCAAGGTCGATGAGGCCGCCGCGCTGAGGTGGTGCCAGGACGCCCACCCCGGCGAGGTCGTGGCCGTGGAGATGATCCGTCCCGCGTTCCTGAAGAAGCTGGTCGACATCGCCGGGTCGCTTCCCGTCGGCAGCAAGGGCCTGGACTCGGCGACCGGGGAGGAGTTGCCCTTCATCACCGTCGAGCAGGGCAGCCCGTACGTCTCGATCACCACCACCGATGAGGGCGTCGCGAGCATGACGGCCCTGGCCCAGGGCTTCGCCGGGATGCTGGAGGCCGCGACCGACGAGAACGGTGGCCCGCCGCCTGGCCCCGGCCAGGGCGCGCGGTACGACCCTGACTTCGCCGACCGGCTGGAAAGCGGCGGTTACCGCTGATGGCCGCTCCCGCTCGCACGACGATCATCAAGGTCGAGGCGGCCATGGACGAAGAGGCGATCCGGCTTCTTACCGAGATCCGCGACCGGCTGCCCGCGAAGCCCGGTCAGGAAACCGCCAAAGCGTCCGCGGCCTCTGCGGAGACCATCGCCATGAGGAAGGCCCTGCGAGCCGTCCTGGAGGTCATGGACGGCTGGATCGATGGTGCCCGCTACAACCATGCCGCGATGGAACATCGCAACGAAGGTCGAGGCGATGAGTGCTGGCGACAGTTCACGCCCAGCGACATTCGCAACATGGTCAACGACGCCGCCCGGGAGGTCGGGATCGCGGATTTTCCGCACCCGACCCATCCGCAGGAGGAAAATCCGATCTAGCGGAGACCGGCAGGGCCGCTTCAACTGCGGCGGCCCGGACGGTCTGCGGCCCGGCCCGGCGGGTTCCGCGCACCGGGGTTCTGGGCCTGTAGCTCACCGGTAGAGCCCCGCGTACAGGCGGGAACGAGCGGGTTCGATTCCCGTCAGGTCCACGCACATGCCCCCGACCCGTCCAGGCCGGATGACCCGGGGGTGTCGCAGCCGGTTGCCGGTCCGGGTGCAATACCGGCACATCATTTTTGATCTTGGAGGAGAAGCACATGAACAGGAAGCGGATCGCGGCCGTGGCAGCCGTGGCGGCGCTGACCGTCGGCAGCCTTAGCGCCTGCTGGGGTAACCACGCCAGCAACAACCAGAGCGTCGTGCAGCCCACCGGCCCGGCCACCATCGTCCAGTTCCCGTACGGCTTCCGGAACGTCGCCTACAAGTGCGACGGCCCGAACATGGTCTACAGCGGATCGGCCGGTGCCGACGATGTCCTGCCGCCGAGTATCGCGGTGGTCGCCAACGACCCGCGCTGCACGGGCAGGTGAAGCGGCTCATCGCGGCCGTGGCGCTCCTGGCGGCGCTGACCGCCTGCGACCCCCGCCACGGCTCCACGAAGCCGCCGAAGCCTGCCAGCAGCGAGACGCAGTTCAAGAACACGTGCCGCCTCAAGGGAGGCACGCCGGTGATCACCCGCAAGGACGGCAAGTCCCAGTACAACTGCGTGCCTCCGCCCGGAGGGTGGCAGTAGTGGCCAAGCTGACCTACTGGGCCGCAGCGGCAGTGTGGACGGTCGTCGGTGCAGTCCCTGCCGCTGCGGCCGGATACGCACTCAAGCCCGAGTCCGCCCAGTTCATGCAGGCCGCCCCCGACGCTGTACCGGAGAAGGCGTTCCAGGGCGTGCGGATCAACTACGTCGGCAGCGGCACGTTCCGGATTCCGGACCAGGTCACCCCGGGCACGTACATCGTGACCGCCTCCGGCCTCACCTTCGGCTGCTCCTGGATTCGTCGTAGCGCCGACGACGACAAGCCGAAGTCCGTCATCGACTCGGGAACCGTTAATCGCGGCGGGTTTGACCATTTCACCGTCGGTAGGGGCGACCGGGTTCTTCAGCTACTGGGTGACTGCATGTGGGCGCAATCGCAGTAGCCTGTCGGCATGCAGCTAGTGCAGCTCGCCCGGGACCTCGGATACGCCGTCAGCCGCTCCTTCGCCGTCACCCCCAAGGGCGTGGCGGGGGAGGAGCGGCTTGACGCTTACTGGACCGAAGGCGAGGGGGCGGCGAAGATCCGCTGGGCGGAGCCGTGCGCCTTCTGCCGCTGCCTGACCCGCCTGGGCAAGTACGTTGAGCCGGGTCAGCTCAAGGGGCACTGCGCGAGGCTGGAGAAGCGGGCGACCGGGCACTTCCCGAACCCGCAGCACTCCAAGACCCGACACTGTCCCTGCTGACGCGCTTCGTGTATGCTGATGGTATACAGCGAAGGAGATGCACATGCCGTACACCACGCAGGGCTACATGACCCCGGAAGACCTCGCCGACCATGAGGCCCTGACCGACACTGGCCGCAACCCCGAGTGCCCCGGCCATCCCGACACCGGCGTCCCGTACGACATTCTCGTGTTCTGCTCGCGCGCCGAGAACTGCCCGGACGCTGACTCGGACGAACTGCCGGACGACCTCTCGTACGAGGAGATGTACGGAGAGCGGCCGTGAAGTTCGAGATCGCCAAGGCCGTAGCCCAAGCGCGTAGCTTCGGCTCTTGTGAAGGCTGTCGAGATTTTACGCATCTTGACGCCCACCACCGGATGACCCGGGGCTCCGGCGGTGTGCACGGGGCCGCTGCCGACGTGTCGAACAGCCCGCAAAACCTGCTCATGCTGTGCCGGACCTGTCACGACAGGACGCTCAACGCGGCGGCCGAGTGCATCGAGATCGGTTGGGTCATCGAGCGGCGCTCCGGAGTTGACCCGCTCGGCGTACCGGCGAAGATCCACACGGTCAACGGGCACGGCTGGTGGTACCTCACCGAGGACGGCGGCTACCGGTGGGCCGACGAGTTGAACCTTCAACCCGACTACCGGCTCACCTACGAGGCCGAATGCTGCTCCGACCCGTCCTGCCGGTGCGAGCCCGGCGAATGCGCCTACGAGGCCGGGCAATGAACAGCCGGAGCTGTATCACGTGCGGGCTCCCGACCAGGCGAACAGTCGGTGGGGAGCCCGTCTGCTACGGATGTGCTGGAGGGTACGTGCATGAATAGCCGAGGCCGTCGAGTAGTGGAACGGGCGCTGTCCCGGCACATCCGCAAGCAGCAGAGGCAGATCGCCGAGAAGCTGCGCCGCGACTTCCTCCACCAACGCAAGATCAAAAACGCTGAGGAGTCACGGCCCGAGCAGCGAATACAGGGCGACCTTGAGCTGCGACGAGTCGACCGTCCACAGGAGCTGTGAGCCGTAGTACTGGATCGGGTACGGCCCGAGGAGCTGCGTACCGGACGCCGAGACAGGGATCGTGTACGAGCGAGGCCCCGCCGTCAGCCCGTCCACCCCGTTGACCACCTGCACCGTCAGCCCGTGCGTCGAGCCCGCATCCCCGTTGAGCACCGCGATCAGCGTGGCCCCGTCGTTGGGGCTCACATTGCCGTTGACCGCGTCACCGGCCGCCGAGGGGGCCGGGAAGGGCGTCAGCGCAGTACGGCTCACGCTGGTCACCGTCGTAGGGGTACGCCCGGCCATCGGCCCTCGTTTCGAGTAGCGCTTCTAGTGGGTACCAGTCTGGCATGTTTGCCCTGATCGCAGCGATCATCTGGTTCCTGGCCGCGTTCAAAGTAGGACTCGGCTCGATCGACATGCTGCTGTTCGGCCTGGCGTTCCTCGGCCTGCACTTCGCCTTCACGTGGGGACTGCCGGTCGCTGCACCGTGGAACCGGCAGCCCCGCGCTTAGCTACCTCGGGGGCGGGATCAGCTTCGCCGGTACAAGCGAACGACCGAGGTTGTCCTTCGGGTCGGCCACCGGCGTCACATGCATCTTCGCGTACGCGGTCAGCACAAGCTGGATCGCGCCCGCCGCCGCGTCCACCCAGCGCGCGGCCGTGCCGGTGAGCAGGCCGCTGGTCTGGAGCACGAACAGGACGGCCAGGACCGTGGTTCCCCACGCCACCAGCGTGGCGATGGGTGCCTTCTTGAACGGGTTCATGCCACGACCTCCCAGTCCTCCGCGAGCAGGTCCGTCTGGGACGCCACCCACGGCACCAGTTCGCCGTCGACCGGGCTCATGAACAGGTAGGGGCGTCGCATCTTCGAGTGCTCGTCGGGCACCTGAAGCTCGATGTGCATGCCCTTGCCGTTCCAGCCGCGCCGGGCCACCTTGCTGCCGTCCTTCAGTTCGTCGAGCGCGTCGCCGAAGTTCATGCCTGATCCTCCGAGGCGTGCACGGTGCCGCCGCCCGCGAGGATCAGGTCCGCCGCCCGGGTGATCCGGGCCAGCGGCGAGGTGGGCTCGATCTGCGCGCCCTTCTCGTCGGGGTGCCCGGTGACGAAATTCCGGACGACCTGCTCATCGTTGGCGTGCTGGCCCAGGGTGCGGCCCGGGTAGCCGCTGGACCAGCCGGACGCCTTCAGGACGGCGTCAGCGGTCGCCTTGGCCTGAGCGGTGATCATTCCCTGGATCTTCGCCAGGTCTGCTGCGGTCAGTGCCACGGGGATGTCCTCCAGGTGCCAGGAGGCGGTGGACGCCTCCAGGTTGGTCTCGTACGAGGCGGAGAAGTGGGCGTGCTCGGTGTGCGGGCTCGCGCCGGTGTAGGTCTTCTGCACCCAGCCCGAGGAGGCGGACCAGATCCGCCGGTTGTAGATGATGTAGCGCAGCCGCTTCTCGGCACCCGACCGGCAGCGGCCGAGCAGGAACTGGACGACCTTCTCCATCGTCAGGTCCGACTCGTTCAGCGTGTTGTCGACGTCGATCGCGTGGACCTCGTTGATGTGGTCCGCGTCGTGGATCGGCACCTTGCCGGTCTCGTCCGGGTTGTGGTCCGAGACCTCCTGCCGGTGTGCGGCGTCGCCGATGTCACCGTCCGAGGCATGGTCACGCGACGGGGCGATCCGGTCGAACTCCGTGAACAGGGCCCGCAGACACGGGATCAAGATCCAGTTGGTCATGGGATGGGCTTCCCCTCCTTGCCAGCCGGGCGGCTGTCTTGCTCACCGTACATCTTCAGCACGCGGCGACGCTGCCACACCTGAAGATCAAAAATGATCCAGAGACGCCAGATGAGCACCACCGGGAACCCGACCGCGAACGTTCCGACCCGCAGCCACACGAACCAGGGCGCATCGAATATGTGCGACACAGCGCTCAGGTCGAGAACCCACGAGATCATCAGCAGGTCCCAGAAGACGAACCAGCCACCCTGCGACCGCCAGAAGCGGGTCAGCGTCACGAACCCGGCGATGGCGGTGGTCGACAGGACCGCCGAGGCGTAGACGCCGATGGTGCCGAGAAGGAGGGGGGTCACTCGTTGCCTCGCAGTATTGCGTCGATCATCGGGCCGAAATGGTTGTCACTGCGCAACTTCCGCAGGGAGGACGATACGGCGTCCACGCGCGGCACTATGGCCTCAGCCTGGCGCTGCTGCTGCTCAGCCTGGTCCCGCAGGGACTCGGCGTGGCGTACCGCCTCCTCGGCCCGCTCCAGTCGCCTGCGCCACAGCAACCACTTCACGAGGTACCACCTCGCTTATGAGAATCGTCCCGGCCAGCACGCTCGTACAGGGCCTTAAGCACCTTGTCCTGGTTCTCCGCAAGCACCATGAGCTTTGCCACCGACTCCACGAGTGATCCGACGCTCTTAGTATTCGCGGCTGTTGCCGCCTCGGCAGCCTCGGCCCGCTTCTCGGCACTCTCCCGAAGCATCTCCGCGACCCGGTTGGGAAGCACCTTTCCCCGCAGCATGGCATAGAACACCGCAATTAGTGCCGAAACCAGAACTCCGATGAGGTACCAGGGCAGGTTTTGCGCGTTCACCAGAGTCATACCGCCCCGTTCCTACAGTGCTTGGTTAATCATCCTTTCATAAAGGTATGACTGATCAAGAAACGGACGTGAGGCCGACCATCATCAGGCTGAGCTGCGGGGGAACGACGGTATCCGTGTTGAACGGACCGGCCGGGGTACCCGTCCACAACTCCCGCAGCTCCAGGAAATCGCCCGCCGCGAGCCTCCACATCGACAGGCCCGAGTCCCACTGCTGACCCGCGTTGGTGGCGATCGGGTTGTACTTCGTGCCCTGCGAATTCGAGCCGCCGTTCAGCGTGACGATCGTCTGGAAGGCACCGTTGGCACCGAGTGCCGAGCCCAGGTTGATGCTGCCGAAACCGGACACGAGCACAACGCACGCCACCGGAGCGGTGACGCGGGTCGGACTACCGGCCGCCCACCAGTTCGCATTCGACAGCGGACTGTCCGAGCCGTTGTTCAGCGTCACCGTGTCGAACGAGATCGTCGTCAGCGTCGCCTTGGTGATGGACTGCGCGGCGTTACGGCGCACCACCACCGAGGCGAACCGGGAGAAGTCGGAGGCCATCTTCGCGGTGGTGACCATCGCCTGGTCGATATCACTGGCCATCGACTGCACATCGGCGGCAGAAACCACGTCGCTGGCCCACGGATAACGCAGGCGCTCGTACGGGGTCTTACGCAGGAACGCCATCAGGTCACCGGTCCCAGGGAAAGGCCCCAGAAGGTCGAGCCAGCAGAGATCGCCTTCTGCGTGCTGCCGTTGAGCAGGAGCTGCGCGGAAACGCTGCCCCGGTAGATCGCCGCCATCGTGAACACGTTAAGCCATTCGCCGCCCGTGTTCGTCTCATCGCTGCGCTGGGTGGCGGTCGTGGTCGTGGCTACGGCGCTGACCTGGTCGGTAGTGGTGATCGACAGCCGCCCCATCACCAGGTCACCGACAACAGGGGTGCCGGAGATCGCGGTGGTCAGGATCGTCGTTCCGAACAACCACCAGGAGGGCGCTTGACCGACGGGCTGCACCCATGAGGTGTTGTTCACAACCGCGCCGCCCGTGTTGTCCCAGTCGATGGTTCCGATCTTGAGCCGGTCGGTGCCGGACAGGAAGCCACTCCCGTTGGAGGTCTGCCGCACGACGAACGACGGCCGCGACTCGAACGCCCGGAACGGTGCCTGATCAGCGCGCAGGTCGGCATCAATAGCGATGGCCAGACGGTAGGCGTCCTGCACATCCGCGAAATCGGACGTGAGCGGGTACGGGTAACCCTTGTTGATCGTGTTTCCGCTCATACGAAATAGTCCGAAATCTTGACGGCGGACAAAGCCATATAGGTGATGGTGTAGGTCGTGGCGGAATTGTTCGGCGTGAGGCCGACGGAGCATTTCTGCGGCGTCGTCGGATCGGTCACGATAACCGGAACGGACATGTGCACGGTGCCCCCGACTCCACCGTCGCCGGTGTGCGCCGGATTGGAACGCATGTCGACAATGTTCGCGTTGAGGCTGTTGCCATTGATGGTGACCCAGATGAAATCACTCGCGGCATCCGCAAGCTGCATTTCAAAGGTGACCAGCCAGATCCCTACCGGAAGGCTGATGTTCTGGCTGTCGAGGCCAAGGTTGGTGGGTGTTCCGACGTTAAATTCGATCGCGGCGAAAGTGACCAGATTGAGGCCCGCCGTGTTGATGGGGACGTTGCTGGCGCTGATCCGTACGCGCGGGAAGAGACCGGCCAGCGAGACCAGCGGGTCGAGTCCGGCCATCGCCGCGTCCACGGCGTCGGCCAGCGACTCCAGGGCCTCCTGCTTCGGGTAGGCGAAGGCCGGGTCGTAGCACATCGGGTCGCTGGTGGCGGGGATCGGCAGGTTGTACGACCTCTGCACAACGTTTTGGATCTTGGCGGAGACGGAGCCGACCACCGTCGACTCATCCCGGGCCATGATCCCGATGTTCGTGCCCGCGACGTAGAACCCCAGCCCGTTGTCGGTGGCGGTCGCCATCCACCCGCCCGGCACCGTCCCGCCGACCACCCACAGCATCGACTGCAAGACGTTCGTCTGGAGCGCCTGACTCCAGCGAATCGACCAGCGAAGGTTGTAGAAGGTGTTCGCCACATACGTCAGGCCCGTCGCCACCGTCGCAATGGTCGACAGGCCGCCGCCGACCACCTTCGAGAAGCGCAGCGAGATAGCGCCACCAGCCGCAACCATCATGGTCGCGTTGTAGTAGTTCGCGGTGCTGGACAGCTTCCCGATAAACCCGACGGTGGCAAGGTTGGTAGCCGGAATGGCAGTGAGCGCCACCTGGCCGGTGATGTCCAGGTCGGTCGTCAGCGCGTCGATGAAGCCGAACTTGTCCCCAGCCGAGGAGATCGCGATGGTCGCCACATTGGGTGCGACAGAGAACTGCGTGGCCACCCCGAAAAGCGTGTACGTCTGCCCTGAGGTGGCCGTCCCGAGACCGTTGGAGACGGTCCGGCCGAACGTGTCGGTATAGCCGGTGGTTGCCATCTACGCCCCCTACGCAATCACGAGGTCGATCGGGTAAGAGCCGCAGAACTGGAGGATGCCCGTGGTCGACGAATCATAGATCCGCAGGACACCGGCCGCGTCGACATGCAGACTCGGCCGCGACGTGCCCTGGGCGCAGATGATCCCACCGACCTCCCCCGAGGGCACCGGCAGGCCCGCCACGATGGCCGCCCCCGCACCCTGAATGGAGGCGTTGGTGATCTGCCCGACGATCTGCACCTCGCTGGCCGTCTGCCGGAACTGACCCACCGGGTAGCCGGTTCCCCGGTCCGTCCAGCCGTTCTGGTAGCCGATGTTCGAGAAGGCATGCCAGCCGTTCACGGGCGACACCGGCCCGAGGATCAGCCAGGAGGAGTCCTGCCGGAACACGGCCACCGTGTCACCCACGATCGGCGCATACGAGGTGACCACCCCGACCCCGGCCGTGAACTGCCCGCCCGCCACCGAGATCGTGACCGCACTGCCGGAGACAGCCGCGATGACGCCCGTGCGCATGCCGTTGCCGATCCCGGCGGTCTTCTGCACCTGGTGCGGCAGATTGGTGCTCACGAGGTCACCGGCGCATAGGCTCGCAGGCTCAGCGACATGCTGGCGGTCTCGCGCAGCGGCAGCGTGAACCCGACGATGACCTGCGTGTCGGCCGCCCCCTCGGCCCGCAGGCCGATCAGGTCACCCAGCTCCAGCGACGCATCAGGAACGATCGACACCGGGTCCCAGACCTGCGTGATGGCGGTCGCCTGCTTCAGGGTGGACCGCGCGGCGGCCAGGCACTGCGACTGCGACAGCGCCGCCTGGTTCTGGACCAGCAGCGGCTTACGCCCGAAGTTGCCCAGGTAGTAGGTGGGGCTGCTCGCGTCCAGGTCCCGTACGACGGCGTACACCGGGGTCGAGCCGTCCTGCCGCTCGGAGGCGAACACCACCGAGTTGTAGACGCCCGTCCGCGACACCGTGATCGTCCAGTCCGTGACGGCGTTGTTCACTCCGGGGGCCGCGCCGGTGCCGTCCGCGAGGTTGACCTGCGCGACCTGGCCCGGGTTGGTCCATGGCACCAGTCGCTGCACGAACGATCCGTCAGCGAGCGGGTACCAGGTCATCGCGACGGTGGCGGACATGTCGTCCAGGGCCTGGGCCCGGTCCGACTGCCACGTCAGCGGGGCGATCTTCACGCCGGTCAGGTCGGAGGTGCCGAACACGGCGTCCGGCAGAGCGCCCTGTACGAGCCGACGGAACTCGGTGCTGATCGTGTTGGTCGGCACCGACGACTGCGGGTTCTCGAACTGGGCGTCGACCACATCGGCGGCAAGGTCGTTGGCGGACACCCCGACCTGCCCGTCGCGGGTCATCTGCACCGTCTCGATCCGGCCGTAGAACACCGGGAACGACGCGACGGACCCGTCGCCGTACTGGATGCCCCGGTAGGCGCGCAGCCGGTTCCCGAACGGGGTCAGCAGGCCGCCTGTATCGATCGCTCCGCTGGACAGCAGAGGGAACCAGGACCGGTCCACCGTCAGGGTCAGAACACGCGCCACGCGACTGTTGAGGGTGGCGCGCACGCTGCCGTCAACGAACGGGAGCCCCGCCTGGAGCACGGTGCCGTCATGATCCAGCACATCCACCCGGTTGTAGACCACGTGCGGGCGCACCAGCGCATCCCGGTACTGGGCGTCGAGCCCACCAGCCCAGACCATCAGCCCGCCAGCCCGTCGAGGACCTGAATCCAGGTCAGCCCGGCCGCGTTGACCGCCGCCCAGGTGGCGTACCGGTTGCACGTGTCCTGCCAGCGCGCCCCCACCGTCCCCTGCATCGGACCGCCCGGCGCGCTGACCACCTGATGCGGAAGGGAGAAGACGCGGATCGGGAACTTGTGGTCCGGCAGCACCCGGGAAATCGAGTCGGTACCCACCGAGATGTACCGGTCCGGCAGCCCGTACTCGTCGGGGGCCTGGAACAGCAGCGGCGAGCCAGGCTTCAGCAGGGTGATCAGCCGGTCGCGGTCCGGGAAGGTGCGGGAGACCAGCGTCAGCGTGGAGGCAGGCGAGGACCGCACCTTGGAGACGACCAGCGGGTTCTCCTGGTTGTTGACGTTGAGCACGACCGCGTTGGCGGACTGCTGCTCCACGTCGAGACTCTGCCAGAACACCCCCTCAGCCGGGATGCACAGCGGGTTCGGGTCGAAGCAGAAGTCGACGCGCACGTTGCTGCCGGGCCGCAGCGGGTCCTTGAACTGGCACGACCCCAGCGACGCCAGAGTCACCCCGCCCGAGGTGGCGCTGCCACCGGCGAAGTTCGTGACGGTCAGCGAGTCGACGTTGCAGGTGACGCCCGCGCCGGGGGTGCCGGTCATCTGGATGAACGGCTGGACGGTGACGGTGTTCGCCGGGGCGGAGCCGCTGACGGTCAGAGTGGTCGAGGCCAGGACGGTGGCGCTGGTGGTGGGAGCGCTCAGGACCGCGCCGGTGGCGTCCCGGAACGTGAGGCCGACAGCGACACCGTTGCTGGCGCTCATGGACACCACGATCGTTGCGCCGACCCCCGCGCCGGGCATGGCCGGGATGTCCTCGCCCCGGATGGTGGGGGTCGCGGTCGCACCGGCCGTGAAGAAGCTGAGGAAGTTGTTCCCGGACGTGTCGGCGGTGATCCGCATCGTGATGTTCGGGTCGGTCACGTACCACGGGTCGGTGTAGCCGCCGGAGAACGTCGGGTCGACGTTCAGCGTGGCGATCGGTGCGACCGCCGTGTAGTAGAACGCCGAGTCCAGCGGGGCTTCGGTGTCGTACAGGACCGCCTTGTATCCGGCCTGCATGGGCGCGTACGCCACGCCGCCGACGGACACCGACGAGCCGTGCCCGCGTACCTGCGTGGTCGCACCCGTCACCGGGTCGACGCGGTTGACCAGGGCGTACGGGCAGTCGAGGTCGGTGAAATCCAGGTCAAGGCGTACCTGCGACTTCGAGCTGTCGGCAGTCGCGGTGAGCGTCGGCACCCGTCACCTCGTCCCGTAGGCAAGCTCATTGGCCTGGTCGTTCATCTTCTTGTCGATCTGCACGTTGAGGATATCGGTGATCTCCCGGGTGCCCAGGTACACCTTGACCAGCGTCGTCCCCATGCTGCCCAGGCGGGAGCCGAGCATGTCGAGCAGGCCCGTCTTCTGCGCGGCGGAAGCGGCCCGGCCCGGGTCGCCCATCGGGATGACCGCCTCGGGCCCGGCCTCGCCGACGACCGCGAGGGTGGGGGCCTTGATCAGGCCGCCGGTCGCCAGCATCGGGATGTGCGGCAGGCCGATGTGAACCATGCTCGCCACCCGGTCCACGCCCGCGTTGAAACCGCCGATCACGGCGTTGATCCCGGCCTTGAGCCCGCTGAGGATGTCGTGGCCGACGTTGCGCATGAACCCGGAGATCCGGTCGGGGAGCCGCTGCACGAAGCCCACGATCGCGTTGGCACCGTCGGCGACCTCACGCTTCGCCCAGTCCCAGGCGTCCCGGAACGCGCCGCCGATGATGCTGGGAAGGCGCTTCACGAAGGACCAGATCTTGCCGGGCAGCACGGTGAACTGCCAGACGATGAACGCGGCCCCGGCGGTGACGATGGCCTTTCCGTTCTCCATGGCCATGTGCCAGAGATCGCCAAGCAGGTGGACGATGCCGACGACTGCGTTCCAGACCAGGCCGGGCAGCTTGACGAACGCGACGACGATCAGGCCGATGCCGATGCCGACCGCTTCGCCTGCGAGGTGCAGGGCGTCGAGGAACGCCTGCCACAGCAGGTGGGGGATGGAGTTGATCGCGGCGATGATCTTGTTGGGCAGGCTGATGAAGAAGTTCGGCAGGGTGACCGTGAACCAGTTGGCGATGTCGTGGCCGACCGATTCGATCCAGTGCCAGATCCCGACGAAGAAGCCCTTGACGGCGTCCAGCGCAACCGTCAGGGCGTGCGTGACGACACCCCAGTTCTTGTAGATCAGGTACGCCCCGGCGGCGATGGCAGCCACGGCCAGGATGATCCAGCCGACCGGGTTGAGAGCATCCACGATCGCCTCGTAGGCGGCGACAGCCACCAGGGCCGCCCGGTACACCAGCCACGCCGTGGCCGCAGCCTGGAGCAGGCCCGGGTGCTCGCCCAGCCACTTCGCCACGGCCTGAAGGTGGGGGGTGAGCTTGGTCAGGGCCCCGGAGAGGTCGGTGGAGAACGCGGTGACCAGAGCCCCGATGGCCGGGAGCAGCGGCACGATGATCGCCTGGAGCGCGATCAGGGCGGCATTGAGGAGTCCGAAGATCGCGGCGAGGGTCTGCTTGCCCTCGGCGGTGGCGAAGAACGCGGCGAGGTCACCGATCAGCGCCGACAGGAAGCCGAGGGCCTGGCCGCCCTGCGCCTGGATCGCCGTGATGATCGAACCCACAAGATCGAAAACGTTGTGGAGAAGGCCGCCGAGCTGCTGGAGGACAACCAGCGCATCGCCGAAGAACTTCGACAGGGCCCCCGAGTCGGCGGCCTCGTTGATGAACGCGGCGAACTGCGACAGCAGCCGGGCGAACCCGCCCGACAGGGAGGTGACCAGTGGACCGGCGGCAGCGGCGATGGTCAGGAACGCACCCGCCACGTGCCCGAGGGCGGGGATGAACGGCTTGATCGCTTCGTGCGCGTTGAGGAAGATCTGCGCGATGTCGGCCTTCGACCGGCTGGAACCGAACGCGGAGATCAGGTTGGAGCCGACCTTCCCCAGGTCCACCGACAGGGCGATCAGGCCCTTGTGCAGCGTCGGCAGCAGCGTCCGGGCCGTCCGGGTCAAGGTGCCTTCGAGCTGATTGAAGAAGACCTGCTGCACGTCCTGCTGCAACTGATGGAACGCCGGGTGGAGTTTCTGGATCTCCTTGACGAAGCCCTGCGCGGACGGCGCAAGCTTCTTCATGGCCGCGTTGAACTGCGCGGCCTTCGCCGGATCGAACGCGGACTTGAGGGCAGCCCCGACCCCCTGTGTGGCCAGCTTCAGGGCAGCGACCGCCCCGAGTGCCGTGGAGATCGCAGCGGGGAGGGTGGCGGCCAGGGCAGTGACGGCCGGAGCGAGGGCGGCGACCAGCTCCACGGCCAGGGCGATCAGGGTCGGCAGGAACAGGGTGGCAGCTACCGAGAAGCCCTTGGAGAGGCCCTTGAGCAGGGAAGACCCGCCCTTCCTGCCCTCCTTCTCCATATTGTTTTCGATCTTGGAGTCGACGCCCTTACCAAGCTCATCTGCCGCAGACCTACCGGCCTTCTCGGCAGACCTGTCCAGCTCCTCGAACCGCAGACCCTTGGTCTGCTCATCGAGCGCCTTCTTGATCTCCTGGCGCAGACCAGGCGTGAACTTCGACAGGTCGGCGAACACCTCGACCAGCGCCCGCCCCAGAACTCCTGCCATGGCTCAGGATCTTACGGGGTCAGGGGGGCTGGCCTGCCCCATCAGGGCCGCGAACGCCGACTCGGCGGCCTGCTGGTCGTACATCTCCTCCGTCGTCACCCCTTCAACCCCGACCGGGGGCAACCGCAAGTCGATGTCGAACTTGTTGCGCTCCTTCTCGTCCATCGTCCGCACACAGATCACGTAGATGGCGTTCAGGGCCGCCGCCAGCGACACCTTCCCCAGATCCACCCCGAGCCGGGTCAGCTCCCCGCCGATGATGTGCCACGACGCCCCCGACGACCGGATCAGCCGGTCCGCCTCCCACCACGGCCGCCCCGCCGCCGCCGTCAGCAACTCCCGGGACCGCTTCACGATCAGGTCGGCGTCCACCTCCCCGTCAAGAAGCAGGTCGGTGATCCGGTCCTCGGCGGCCGAGTCCATCAACCCCGGGATCAGCGGCAGCGGGGTCTCCTCGTCCAGGATGGCAAGGAACCAGTCGACTGCTGGCCGGGCAGGAACCACGAAGTTCTCCCCGGCCAGCTCCACGTCCAGCGCCCAGATCTTGAGCGCGGCGAGGGCGTCAGCCGCCATCGCGCGGCCCGAGCAGGAAGTCCCGGCTCGGCTTGAACTGGATGCCGCCTCGCTGCACGGAGATCTCGGGGAGCTGGTCGAACCCCTGCTTGACGGGGATGTTGTTGTCCTCCAGTGCCTGCACGTAGCCGTGCGTATGAGCATCCGCCAGGGCCTCGGCGTGAGCCGCCTTAGCTGCCGTCTGGCCCTCGTGCACGCCAGCCGTGAACGCCTTCTTCCGCTTTGCGTCGGCGCGCCAGAAGTGGAACGGCAACCACACGGCGAGGACCACGTAGGCGGCGAGCTGGACCGGCCAGGGCACGTACTGCGCCAGGTACTCCGTCCACGGGATCGTGCCAGCGGGATGCCAGATACCGGCGACCAGCTCCATGACGATCGCGGCCAGGGTGATCCCGAGGAACACGATCGTCCAGACCAGCCGCTTCACGTTCAGGCCGCTCACTTCTCCTCCACCATCGCAAGCGGGATTCCGTACCGGTCCGCTTCCTTCGTGCCGTCCAGGTAGTAACCCAAGACCACGTACGAATCGGCGGAGGCGTCGTACGTACACGTGGTGACGCAAAACGGCCGATCGTTGTGAATGATCGTTTCGCCCTCATTCGGCTTCCGGACCGTGCTCATCGGCGTCGGCGCACTGCCGGGGTGGCCTTTTTGGCGGCCGGTTCCGACTGGCCGTTGAACTTCTCGCCCGCCTTGCGGATGACGCCGAACATCTCCTCGGCGGTGACATCGCCTTCGATCATGGCGTCTTCGACCCAGTCCCGGTCGGCGTCCTGGACGATCATCTCGTCCACGATCTTGCCGAGGGTGCCGAGGTTCCGGACGAGGCGTTCCCGCTGCGCATCCGACAACCCGTCAACGTTTTCGATCTTGGGAAGTCCCCGGAACGTGCGGGCCAGCACCACCAGCGCACCGTCCGTCGGCTTACGCAGCTCGATCTCACGGTCCCCGATCGGAACCATCACCGTCAGCTCGGCCATCAGGACGCCGCCACGATCTCGACAACCGAGATCAGGCGCTGGCCCGGGATCGCCAGAACGATCCCGCTGCTGTCCTTGAACACCAGCGTGTCTTCGCCGACGTTCACGAGCTGGGCTCCGGCCGATACCGTAGCGGTCGCAATCGGCTGGTCGCCGTCACGGTTCCAGGAGCCGTCCTGCCAGGTCACCTTGAGATTCCGCACTTCTCCTCCTTCTACAGGCCAGCGCCACCAGCATCTGCTGTGGCACTGCTCTGCATCTTGTAGCCCTCCTGCGCTGCGACTTCACGCAAGGCGTCCCTCAGCCACGGGCGACCCCGCCGGGCAGGCTGATGAACCCACTTACGCACCATCTGCTGGCCATGCCAGCGAAACGCGAGGGCCTGCTTCTTCTTCGGATAGATCGTGAGGGCACGGCGGCCCTCATGTACGGCCAGAGCATACTTGACCTTCGTGAAGACCTCGCCCTTCACGCTGTTCGTGGTCTGCTTCAGCCGGAACTGGTGACTCGCCCGCAGGGTGCCCTCATCGACGGGGCACAGCACCTTCGCACGGTTGAGGGTCTTCAGCGTCACCCGGACGACGTTCTTTCCCGCCAGGTCGTGCAGGGTCGCCTTGATGACCGGACCGTAAAGGTCAACCCTGACCGACTTGACCCCGCTCATCGTCTGCGACCTCCTCCGTCACATCACGAAGATAGCCGCTCTCGACCCGCTGCATCGCCCAGCCCAGGTCGTCGGCGTCCTGCGTGAACGTGCCCCCGGCGTCGATCCCGTCGAAGGAGATCAGCACCTCGAACGTGCGCTTGCCGGTCTTACGCTTCACCCCGGGCATGGCCCCTCCTTCAGCAGTCCCCGCACGGTGCCATCACCGAGACGGTGACCCGCAGCGTACCGCCGGTACAGCCACCCTCCACCGGAAGCGGGGCCCACTCACCCACGGCCCGCCGCTGCGTCGGATGAAAACAGCACGCCGCCGCACGCCGCATCAGCGTCTGGTGCTGCATCAGCGTCGTGAAGGCGGTCTCCCAGTCCTGCGTGCTCGGCGGGTCGATGTTGTCGAACGTGTCGTCGGAATCAGACCAGGGCATGCAGAACGCGGAGCCCATCTCCAGGACCACGGCATAGGCGAGCGGCCCGCAGGGCAGCCAGTCGTTATCGGGGCCGGGGAAGTTGTTCCACGACGGGTACACGTCGGCGACACGCACCCACGCCAGCCCGGCGCAGCACTCGTCCACGTTCGGCCCGATCAGCGGCCCGGTGTCCGTACCGACCCGGAGCTGAATCCTCTCGGGCGGCGACACGAGCGTGTTCATCTGGTCGGTGAGGCACGCGAGCAGTTGGTTCGCTACGGGGGTGGCGATCGGGTCGACGGGGCCGAGTACAGGAACGTTCAGGGTCGCCGACATGCCGCCCGTGGCGGTGAAGTTGACCGCCAGGTCCACCGGGTCGGGGGTCAGTGTCGCGCTCATGCCGCCCGTGGCGGTGAACGAGGCGGCCAGGCTGACTTCACTCACCAGCGCGGCGGTCATGCTGCCGGTGGCCGTGAAGTTGACCGACAGGTCAACGAACGTGTCCGGGGCGGCCTTGATCTCGACGCCCGACGCGGCCCAGTTGTAGTTGCCCGTGACGGGGGTGACGCCCAGCGTCCCCGCCCCGGCGGACGCGATGATGCCCGTGCACGCCGAATAGTGGACGCTGTTCGAGCCCAGATGCGCGTCGAGCAGGCCCGTCTGGGTGGACCCGGCGGGCTGGTAGGTGCACCCGGCCGGGTCGAGGCTGTTCAGGTCGCACATCGCCCACGAGAACACCGAGTTGGGCGCGGTCGTGGTGAACGCGGCGACCATCGGGGCGGTGGAGCCCTGGGTCGTGCCGAGTACGGCCGGGGTCGGGTCGAGGAACGCGGAACCCCAGCGTTCAACGACCATCATGTGCCGGGTGTTGTTCAGCGTCGCCGGGCTGCTGGAGATCGAAAACGAGCCCGGAGATCCCGTCACGGTGCAGACGTACGTCGCCGACCAGCTCTTGAACCCGACCGGTGCCGAGAGCTGCGCAAGCTGGTACGTCTGGCCGCCGCCGGTCGGCGCGTTCATGCCGTCGGCGTTGGACCACGTGGTCAGCTTGACCACGATCACTTCACCGTTGGACGTTCCGACCGTGGCGGCCGAGGAGGTCAGTGTGGAGGTGTCAGCCCCGGGGGAGTACTGCGCGTCGGAGGCGAGCCGTACTGGGTTGCCCATGCCTGCCTCACTGCATGTTCAGGACGAGCGTCCCCGCGAGAATCCGGAGGGTCTGGCCCAGGTTGACGACCTTGGACGCTACCGCCGCACCCCACCAGTAGCGGAACGGGGTGCCCGCGCTGTCCCAGATCTCGACGCCGACGACCGTACAGGAAGGCATGTTGGCGAAGATGATGTCGGCGCTGTTGGACGTCTGGGTGGTGCCGGTCGCCGACGGGAAGGCGGCCGACTGCGGGGCGTACGTGGAACCACCCGCGTTGACGACCTCGGTACCGGCGGCCGAGTCGGAGCCGTTGGCGGTCATCAGCCGCACCATGCACGGCATCGTCGGTGCCGTGGTGGTGTTGCCGGTCAGCCAGTTGAGGACGCGGGCCTCCGCCTGGTCGGTCAGGTTGTCTGCCATCTGCTACCTCACGGCCAGGTCGTAATGCGGTTGGGGGACACGTCGAGCGAGAAAACCTTAGGCGACTGCGCGAGACGGCCCGGGTTGAACTGCACCACCAACTGATCGACCTCGTTGAGGCCGGTCAGCCCACGATCAAGATACGTGTTCACGGCCGGGAACTGGACGGAGACGCCCTGACGGGTCAGCGACTGCATGCGCTGCGGGAGGCGGCACGGCTGCCCCTTGATGGCCTTGCCGATCTCGCAGGCGAGGATCGACGCGGCGTCCAGGGCCTCGGCAGGGACGGCGTTGCCGAACACGCCGGTCACCGACCAGGTGTCCGCGACCCCGAGGTTCTTGTCGAGGTCCTGGCACTGCGGCCAGCAGGCTCCGTCGGTGCGGACCAGTAGGTAGCCGTTGTCGATGCGGTACGCGGACGGGTTGACGGTCGCGCCGTCCACGATGACGGAGGTGATAGAGACGGTGCGCGGCAGCTCCACCTCGCAGGTGGCCCCGCAGCAGTTGATGCCCGCACATCCGGCGTTGTGCCATACCCCGTTCTGGATGTAGAGCGGGTAGTACGTGTTGCCCTCGTCGGTGCCCCACGGGTTGATCAGGTTCACCGGGTACACCTGGTACAGCGGCGGCAGCATGGGGGCGTTGCAGGGCCTCAGCGTGAGCGTGACGGTCCCGAACTGCCTGCCCGTCAGCGAGTACACCGTGAACGCGGCGAGCCGCAGAGCAAGCGCCTGCTGGTCGGCAGTGAGGGTCGTCCACGTGTCCGTACATGCCGGAAGGTTCGAGACGGTCCAGCCGTCCGGTACCGCGCTGACCATGACCCCTCCTGCTCGTATGCGATGGGGGCCGCCGCACCCCGGCGACCCCCATCATTTTCCCGCTCGGTCCCCCAACCGTTCGGTCAGGCCGCGCAGCCGCAGGAAGCGGCAGGCGGCGCAAGGTACGTCCACTGAAGGTGCCGGTGCGTGTCCGACGGGAGGGCGACCAGAAGGTTCTCGGCCACGCCGGTCGTCATGTTCGCGAGCACGGTCTTCGGGCCGACGCCCCAGTTGGTGCCCTGCTTGGTGCGGCCGTTGACGGTGAACGACACGTTGCTGTTTTCGATCTTGAGGTCGCCGACGGTGCCCTCAACGACGTTCGGCATCAGGAAGTAGCCGTACGGCACCAGCGAGAACGTGCCGACGGTCAGGCACTGGGCCTGCGACATGTTCGTCCACACTTCGAGGCCGAACGCGCCCGCCGCGTAGTTGCTGGTACGCGTCTGGAAGCCGACCGCCGCCGGGGAGGCCGCGTCGTTCAGGACCAGCGTCGAGCCGGTCACCAGGTTGAACAACTCCGGGTCGACGTTGCAGAAGGTGATCGTGACATCAATCCACTTCAGTTGCTTCGGCGACTTCTCGTTGATGCACATCAGCCCGGCCGCGTTCAGGACGACGATCTCCTGACCCGACTCGACCTGATCCTGCATCTCCACCGACACGAACCCGGTCGATGTGGCCGACACGCAGGACCCCGTCTTCGGGGTGCCACACGCGTTGACCGCCTGGACACGCATGGTGGTGCCCTGAATAGGGGCCTGGCATACGGCCGTCATCTGCTACTCCCTGGTGGCCTTACCCGGCCGCTGCTTGCGGACCGGCGTGGTGTTCGGGTCTCCCTCGGGGGCGTCGCCCGTCTCCTCCGGGGTCGGCCAGCGCTCTGCGCGGTCGACCCCGAAAGCGTCGGCGACGTCCTGCGGCACCCGGAAGGACAGGCCAGCGTCGTGCTCGCCGCGCTGCGCCTCGACGGTCCGGGCGTCGTAGCCCTTCTCGTCGGCCAGCTCCAGCAGCCGCTGCGCGACCTCACCCTCCGGCTCGTACGTATTGATGATCACGATCCCGGGCATGTCAGCTCCTCAGCTTCGTAGGTGCCCTTGCTGTACCCCATCAGGCTCCCCTACTCGCCTAGTAGAGCGTTCCGGCGTTGGCCGGTCCGGTCGTCGCGGTCATGGAGTTGAGCGCGATCAGCACGTAGAACGCGACACAGTCCACGGTGATCGCGTTGGCCTGCTGCGCGGTCGTCTGCCAGGCGTTGCCGGAGCGATCGAACGTCTTCTCCGGCGGGCTGACGAACACCCTCGGGTCACGCCACACGGTCACAGCACCGGTCGCCACCATGTAGGCGGTACCGGCCGCCGGGGCGGTGGCGTCGTTGTCGGGCTTGTTGCCGGAGTAGCCCCGCCCGAACGACCACACGTTGCCCATCGGCGTGTACTGCACACCGGTCGGCCCCTTGGGGAGCTGAAGCGGGGTGGGCGACAGCATCCGCTCGGCCGCGAACGGCGACACGAGCGGACGGGCGTGGATGATCCCCGGGTAGGAGTACTGGGCCAGCGCGTCTTCGAGCCGACCCAGCCCGTATTCGATGGTGACCGGCGTGCCCGGCGTCGGGGTGACGTCGGTGATGCCGGAGCCGCCGTTCAGCTCCGGCCGCTGCAAGGCGGGCTGCACGTCGGCGTTGCCGCCCCAGAACGCCTGCTCGGTGATGTACTGGGAGTTGTCGTTGAGCCGGATACGGACACGCCGCTCAACTTCTGCGGCGTCGTACGGGAACGCGCTCGTCTTCAGCCCGGCGACCGCCTGGAACGGCAGGCCGATCGCCGTACCGTCGCACCCGTCGAGCGCGCTGGCCGCCGTGATGGTCGGGTTGGAGCAGGAGGCCGCCGCGAGCAGGTGAGCGCTACCGCAGTGCTCTTCGAGGTACTGGACCCCGCCCACGTCGCCGTGGTCGGGCATGGGGAACGGGCCGTTGGCCGCCGCGAGCAGGCCGTACCGGATCGTGCCGACGTTTGGCTGGTCGACGTAGACCGGCCCGGTCATCGGCGTAAGCGTTGCCATCGGGTTTTCCTCCCTTCCCGTAGGTGGTTTCCCCGGGGCCGCCGTACCCGGGAAGGGTGCAGCGGCCCCGAAGAGTCTCGGTTACGGGTTGGTCGGGAAGACGCCCTGCGTGAGGATGGTGGACTGCGCGTTCAGCGCGTACGCGCCCGCGCCGTCCGGGATCAGGCCGCCGCCGATGCCGCCGATGGTGTAGACCCGGCTGTCGAAGCAGGTCTTGGCCGCCAGGATGCCCTGCTCGGTGAAGAGCTGGGTGGTCTTGTTCTGGGCCAGCAGCGTCGAGTCGTACACCGTGTCGAGGGTGATGATGTCGGCGTTGCCCCGCACCCAGGTACCGGCCGCGTACAGCAGGAACTGCATGGTGTGCGGGAAGTCCTGCACGAAGTCGGTCGAGGTCGGGGACTGGCCGAACTGCTGCCAGGCCGACGGCGCACCGGACGGGTAGGCCGCCCAGTAGAAGGCGTCCTGCCAGTCGTAGATCCACTGCACGCGGGCTCCGCGCGCGGCGAGCCACGTGTTGATGCGCTCCATGGTCAGGTTGAACTGGTCGTTGGTCGCGTCGGCGTCGTAGAAGTTCTTGCGCGCGATGTCGGACCGGATCCAGGCGAGCGCCCAGTACGGGAACACGACCTCAAGGGTGGCGTTGAGCGCCATCCGCTGCCGGTACTTGTAGTCCACGATCGCCATGTCCATGGCGGTGAGCAGGGTCGTGACCACGGAGTGGTCGGTGGCCCAGGTGGTGCCCGCGCCGGGGGTGTGCGAGGTGACGCCCGACGGCAGGGTCAGCGCGGTGGAGCCGGTCACCAGGGCGTTGACCATGAACGAGTTGATCTTGTGGTTGTGCGCGACCATCGCGCCACGCACGAACCGGGCGATCAGCTCCGGGTAGCCCCGCAACTGGAGCAGGTCCGTCTGGATCGCCAGACCGTCCGCCTCCAGCCGGGTGTCGGTGAACGACGGGCACGGCACCGGCATGGTCGGCTTGGTGACACCCGAGATGATCTGCGCCTCGGTGTAGTGGAAGTACCCGGCACCCGTGTAGATCGAGGAGAAGTCCGGGCCGGTCGTGTACTTGATGCCGCCCCGGGAGACGTTGATCTCCGGGATGTCCAGCATGCCGTCCGACGACTCCAGCTCGCACAGGTCGTAGATGACCTCCGACGGAGCACACCAGCCGGTACCGGCCGCCGTCAGCGAGTTGGGCGCACCGGCCGCGACCGCCGCCTTGCGCTTGAGGTCCACCGACGCCAGCAGCGAGCCGCCCGGCAGCCGGGACTCCTTCGCCGCGAACTCGATGACCGCCGTCGCGTCCTCCTGGAGGCCGCCGGACGCGGTCAGCTCGGCCGGGTAGTCCACCTTGAGCTGGGCGATCGAGTGCTGCTGCCGACCGCCGGTGCCGCCCATGGCGGAGTACTGGAGGAACCGCTTCTCGACGGCCTTGCCGATCTGGAGCCAGTCCAGCTCCGCGCCCATCGGCTGCTCGGCGTGCGCCCCGGCGACGAGGACGGCCGGGGCCTGGCGCGACACGCTCTCGGCCGGGACGGCGGGGGTGGTCCGGGAGGCCACGGCGGCAACCGTCGGAGCCGCAGCCGGAGGCTTAGCGGCAGCGGTGGTCGCTGCGGGGGTCTCAGCGGGAGTCTCAGCGGGGGTCGCGCCGGGGATGTCGTCATCGCCGTCAGCGTCGTCCTCGTCGCCGAGGCTGTCCGTGAGGGCGGCGAACGCACCGGCTGCACCGCTGCGGGTGCTGCGGACCGCGTCCACGCCCTTGACGATCTTGGTCAGCTCCTGCATGGTCGCGATGTCGTCGGCCGACACGTCGGAGACGTCCATCTCCGCGTACTGGGCTGCGGCCTCACGCGCCTGCGAGCGAATCGAAGCCAGGTCTTCCGTCGACATGTCGGCGAAGGCATACGAGCCGTCGTCGTTGGTCGGGACCTGGAAAGGCAGGTTAACTGCCACGGCAGTCTCTCATTCACTCCGAACACTCGGCCGGACCGTGGCAGCACCGATGCGTCTGCGGGCGATCATAGCGGTACTCTGCTGATTCACGGAGGAGGAGGCCGTATGGAGTTGAACAACGCCCACAATCCGCTGTCGCCGGAGGGCATGCAGGACTACCGCAGCGCACGAGAAAAGCTGGCCGCCGCGCTCGATCCGCGAGCCGGGGAAAAGGTCTGCATCGGGACACCGCACCTCAACGACGCGGGCTGGAACTACGTCGAATCGCTTTGGCGGATGGCCGCCTACGACAAGGCCCACGGGAACCATCTGCTGCACAACTCGGGCCTCATGAACAACGGCTCGTTCTGCCCGGTATGGGGCCGCTCCATGGAGCTGTCCCACGCCCGCAACACGGCTACCTCCGCTTTCCTGTCGAGCGAGTCGGACTGGCTCCTCTGGTGCGACACCGACATCGGCTTCGAGCAGGACGCCCTGGAGAAGCTGCTGTCGGTCGCCGACCCGGAGACCGCGCCGATCGTCGGCGGGCTCTGCTTCATCGAAGGCGACTACACGCACGACTTCCGGGGCGGCCTGCGGTCCAGTCTCGCCCCGACCCTGTACGACTGGTGCTGGGTCGAGCCGAGGAACGGCATGCCCGGCGCATACAAGATGGTGACCCGGTCGCAGTGGCCGGAAGAGCAGGTGACCCGGGTCGGGGCGACCGGGACCGGTCTGCTGCTGACCCACCGGTCGGTGTACGAGAAGATCTCCTACTGGCTTCAGGAGCAGGGCGCGCCGCCGCACATCTGGTTCGAGCGCATCCCCGGGCCCGACGGGGAGATGTGCGGCGAGGACGTGTCGTTCTGTCTCCGCGCGCACCAGATCGGCCTGCCCGTCATGGTGCACACCGGCGTCACCACCACCCACCAGAAGACCGTCTGGTACGGGGTGCCCGAGTACCACCTGAAGCCGTTCACGCCGCCCGCCGGGAACATCCTGCCGCTGGGCCCGGACCAGTGGCCGAAGTTGCAGATCAACCGGCAGGCCGCCGAGCAGGCCGCCCGCAACTCCCCGATGAGAGAGAAGCAGGTCCCGGAAGCGGCCGAGGAGGTCGCCATCATCGTGCCCGTGGCGCAGCGGGACAACGCCCTCACGTTCATGGACTCGCTGGCCGCCAGCGTCACCACCGATCAGCTCATGCAGATCCGCGTTTACGTGATGACCGACGCCGGTGACAACGCCACTCAGAACGCATGGAGCCAGGCGCTTTCCTTGGAGCACGACGTCTTGGACGTCGTCTTGAACGTCCACCACTATCTGCGGTCGATGGGCTCCTTCGCGGAGAAGGTGAACCGGGGCTACGAGATCTCCTCCGAGCCGTGGATCTTCCTCGTCGGCGACGACGTGCGTTTCCATAAGGGCTGGCTGGACCAGGCCATGGAGACGGCGCGGACTACCCACGCCCGGGTGATCGGCACCAATGATCTCGGCAACCGGGCGGTGATGGCCGGAGACCACGCGACGCACCTGTTCATCCGCCGCGACTACGTGGATGTGATCGGGGCGTCGTTCGATGGGCCGGGCGTCGTCTGCCACGAGGGCTACCGGCACTGGTTCGTGGACAACGAGATCGTCGCGCAGGCGAAGGCGCGGGGCGAGTGGGCCCCGTGCCTGGCGTCGCACGTCGAGCACCTTCACCCGTACTACGGCAAGGGTGAGAGGGACGCGGTGTACGCCATCGGCGAGGCGGCGTCCGAGACGGACCGGCTGCTCTGGACGATGCGGCTGGCCCGGTTCCAGGAGACCATGATCGAAAACGAGGGGGAGTAGATGCACGAGCAGGTGCTGAGCTGGGTGGGCCAGTTTCGGACCGACGAGGACCTGGCCGTCCTGGACATCGGCGGCCGTGACCTCAACGGCTCCACCCGGTCGCTGTTCCCGAACGCGAACCCGTATCACGTCCTGGACGTCCGGCCCGGCCCCAACGTGGACTTCGTGGCCGACGCCGCCGACTGGCGGCCGACTCTCGCAACAGCGGGCCGCCCCTGGTACGACCTCGTCGTGTGCACCGAGACGTTCGAGCACGCCAAGAAGTGGCGGGAGATCATCCTGACCGCCTGGGACTCCCTGCGCCCCGGCGGCTGGCTCATCTTCACGTGCGCCGGGCCGGGCCGTCCCGCGCACTCCGGCGTGGAAGCCGTCATGGGCCTGATCGGCGACGAGTGGTACGCCAACGTATCGCCCGGCGAGATCGCCGCCGAGCTGCTGGATCAGGGCTGGACGGAGATCGAGACGCACCTGCTGGGCACGGACACTCAGGGCAAGGCGGTCAAGCCGCTGCCGGAGCCGGACGCGATCCGCGCGGAGGAGGCACTGGAGCCGGTCAGAGTAGGCGGTCCTGCTGAGGTGCTGCTGAGCGCGACGCTGTCTCGGACGGCCGCTGGCAGGTAGGGCACACCCGTACGTGCAGCGGATGGCTGGTCATCGACATACCGTCGTAGACCAGCCATCCGCGTATCCGAAGCTCCTCGTCGCATCCCAGGGTCCGCGCACCGCACGTTCCGCACGCCTGCGGGACGGACTCCGGGGGATCGAGGTCGAACAGTGACGGCTCAATCACCGTCGCCTCCAGTGCAGCCTGATGGGGTGCCTTCCCAGCGTCAGATCGCTGGTGCACCGGCGCACCAGCGATCGCATGTCGGGTTGCCTCCTTCAAATTGTCTGTCTGCCGCCAGGGTACACCTCTTGCGCCCGACCGCAGGGATGGTGTATGCTTTTGGCATACAAGGAAGTGGGGATCGACCAGGACCCCCGGAGGAGAAGGCGATTGAGTCGCGCCCCGGGCCGTAGCTCCTGACCGGTCCCCGTTTTCCTTTTCCTTACCGATCGGAGGATCGATGCGCAACAAGATCATGGTGGGCCTCGCCGCACTGACCCTCGGGCTCGGCGTCGGGGTCGGGGTATCCGCCCCCGCCGAGGCGAACAGCGCGTGTACCCCGGGCAACCTGTGCCTCTACCCCTGCTTTCTGAGCGAGTCGTGCGGCCCCTGGCTCAACGGCCCGCTCGGAACCTCGTGCTACGCCACCGGGGCCGGTGGACTGACCCACCTGACGTACTCCGTCAAGAACAACAACGCGCACTCGTACCACGTCTACCACACGGCCAACTGCACGGGGACGTCTTCCATCCTCTACGCGGGCACCAGCGGAAACATGAACAACGAGTGGAGCGGCGCGGGGATCAAGAGCATCCACAAGATCTGACCGCCGACCGAATGCACTGAGCACGCGAAGGCCCGACCCCTCTTCCCTTGGGGTCGGGCCTTCGCGGTGTTTCAGCTCGTCTTGGACCACGTCACTCCGGGCGTCTTCGCCGCGTACGTAGTCACCTCGACCTGCTTGACGGCGGTGAACGTCTTCACGGTCTTGCCGCTGGCGTCCTTCACGACGTAGTTGCCGAGCGCGGAACCGCCGCCTCCACAGTTGCAGCCCATCGGGCCTCCTCCTACTCCTGGACCAGGGCGACCAGCAGATCACCCACGGCTTCATGATAATCGGCGGTCAGGTCGTCGGTGGTGGCCGACGCGACCAGCTCCCGCCACACGCCCTCACGCTCGGCGCGGAACGCCGCTTCCTGCTCCTCGGCGCGGATGCCCCGGGCGATGGCCCGGCCGAACTGCTCCATGTCCACGCCGGGCGGCAGGACCTGACCGGCGTGCTCGTCGTCCTCGCCCGCGTGCAGCGGCACGGTCCCCGCCGATACCAGACTCAGGACTTCCTGGTCCTCGGGGAGGCCGCTGATCGCCGACGCCATGAGGACCCGGGGGATCGGGAACCCGGCCGTGTTGACGTGCAGCGCAGCGACCATCTCCAGGTTGCCGCCGATGCGCCGCCAGTCGCCGGACAGCGGAGCCGCCCGCATGGCTCGCACGCCAGCCTCGTCAACATCGGGAGCGAGCGCGCCTGCCACCCAGATGCCGAACTTGTTCTCACCTGCGCGCACGAGCGCGCCGAGGTGGGAGGTGCTGTCGTAGTGCTCCGCAGCCGCTCGATAGCCAAGGTTCGGCTGTGCGTGGCCGCCACCGTACGTCAGACGCCCCACGGCCAGCCTGGAGCCGTCAGCGGTGACCACCTCGCCGGTGTGGAAGTACGCATAGTTGGTCTGCGACTTCGGGGCCAGGGTGCACGAGTCGCCGATCCCCACGTGGCAGGTACCCCAGGCGGCGACAAGGCCGGATACCCGCCCGTCGTCACCGATGGTCAGGGGCTCGGGGCGCTCCATCTCCGGCTCATCGAACCATTCCCTGGGCGGGGCGGCCGGAGCGGCGACCGAAGCCATGAGTGCGGCCATCTTCTCTCCGGCCTTCCAGTTGTCGGGCAGGCTGGCCTCGCAGCCCTTGCGCTTGGCGATGGCGGTCAGCCGGGACTTGAACTGGCCGTACGGGATCTTCGGGTTGGCGCGGCCGTAGGAGGAGACCGCGTCGCCGATGTCGCCGCAGGAGGCGATCGGGAACCGGCGGCCCTTCGGGTCCACGAAGTCTTCTGGGTCGAGCTTGGCGCGGACCTTGGTGTCGGTCACGTCCGGTGCGTAGGTGCCGCCGCCGATACCGCCGCCGCCCTGGCCCTGCTCGCCGTCTCCGCCGGGAGTCTCGGCCCCGCCGGGCTTCTGCTTGGTCTGCGACGGGAGACGCCGCTTGGCGAACTCCTCGAACTCGTCGTCGGTCAGCCAGATGCCGGACTCGTCGGCTGGCCATGCATCCTCGCGCGCCTCGTAGTCGCTGAGTCCGTTGGCCAGGCCCTCCCGATAGATGTCTTCCGGGGTGGCGGCCATCTCCTGGGTGTCGTCGGAGCCCTTGACGGTCTCGGGGTCACGCTTCTTTTTGGCCGTCCTCTTGGCGGGGGTGCGGTTCGGCAGGATGGTGTCGCCCATCTCGCCCTCGCTGATGGACATGTCCTCGCTGATGGCCAGCACCCGGCGGGGGTTCCGGATATCGTCAGCGCCCATCTCGCCGTCGTTTTCGATCTTGGCGGTCCACTCGACGTCGGACCAATCGAACTCGACCAACGCGCCAGCGACCATGGCGCTGGAGGTGGTGCCGTCCACGTTCGGATCGGACGAGTCGATCGGCGTCAGCTTCGCGTGCCCGGACAGCTCGGCGAACGCGGGAATGTGCACCAGCGTCGCGGACGCCATCCGGCCGGAGCGGATCATCTTCAGCCGGGGGCCGTCGTACGGCTCCTCGGCCATCGCCGGGGAGCCGCAGCCGCAGTCGGAGCCGGACAGCTTCGAGTGGGCCATCTTCGCGGCCTTCAGCTTCCCGGCCTGCTCCTTCTTCCAGTCGGCGTACGCCTTCGGCTCCGGGACGTGTTCCATCTCCTGCTGGTCCAGGTCGACGGACGGGCCGATCACCTTGTTCGCGGTGAACATCCGGGCGGCCGTGGCGGCGTTACGCACGTCCTCGGGCCAGGACTCGTCGTCGTAGAACTCGCCCTTGGCCGGGAGCATCCCGGCCTTCTCCTTGCCGATGGAGGCGATGTGCCCCACGATCACGGCGTTGGCGTGGCCGCCGGAGTCCGACGCGACGTACCGCAGCGGGAGCGGCAGGTCCCGGTGCGACAGCGCGCCCTTGTCGAACTGACGGCCGTCGCCGGTCGGCTTGCCGATGACGGCGAGCGGCATCTGCCAAGCGGTACCCATGTGCGGTCCTCCTCGCGTTTGCCGCTCAGGATACGCGTCAGCCGAGCTGCGGCGGGTTCACCACCTGCTGCGGGCGCGGCACGGATCCGGCCCGGCCGGTGTCGTGCCGGATCCCGGCGCGGACTGCCGAGTCCTTCGCCGCGATCAGGCCGTTGATGGCCGTGGTCAGCTCGGGCGAGTCGGTCTTGATGAGGATGATCAGGTCCACGGCGGCGGCGTAGAGCGGGGCCGAGAAGCCCTGGAGCGGAATGGGCAGGTGGGCGAAGGTGAGCCACTGGAGGCCGTCCCGGATACCCGGGTGGCGGCCCTCGGTGATCTCGGCGGCGTGCTCTGCGGTTCCGTACAGCGGTTCCATGCGTCTCCTCCTACAGCCAGAGCACCCCGGTCAGGGTGCCCACGATGACGCCCAACCCTACGATGACCATCGCGATGCCGGGGGCGAGGTCGGCGATCAGGGCGGCGCGGGGGCCGATGGCGGGGCCGACGTACCGGCGGACGGGTGCGGCCTGCACGCGCTTCTGCACGCGCTTCTGCATGATCGCTTTCACTTCGTGTTCCTCCACTCGTACTTGTTGATACCGACCTGCCTGCACGCGAGGTGGACCGTGGTCGTCTTGCCGTTGTCGGTGTGCTGCGAGTAGTAGTCGCTGTCGGTCTTGGGGTTGCAGGTGTCGCCGCTGTGCGGGGTGCATCCGGCAAGCGCGAGCACCAGCGCGGCGAGGGCGACGGGACGGGCGAACTTCTTCATGGTCTTCTCCTCCTGGGTGTCGGCTGACATGGTACAGCCCCCCGGCTCATCGGCCAGGGGGCTGTGTTCGTGCTGGTCTGGGCTAGCGGCCGTTGCAGTGCCGGTACTGGGTGCCGTTGCGGTAGATCTGGAAGTTGTGGCCTTCGTGCTTCTGGCCCTCTACTGCCTGGCGGCAGTCCTGGGTGGGGTAGCCGTTGTCGGCGGTGTCCCAGATGTCCTGCGCGGTGGGGGTGGTGGTCTCCATGGTGGCCTCCTCGATCTGTCTGCCATAAGCATACACCCCGCCTGACAGGCTCGTCAAGCGGGGTGCGGGGGCAACCTTCAGCAGGGGGAAACAGCCTGCGCCAGCTTCGCGGTCACGCTGTCCAGCTCCCGGCGATACTCCATGTTGCCCACCCAGTGACCCGGGAACGCAGACCGGCCGTACGCGGCACCAGCCAGCGCACCCGTGATCGAGGCGATGCTGTCCGAATCCCCGTCGGAGAACGCAGCCCGCCGCAGGGCATCCGTCGGGTTGTCCGGGAAGCACAGCAGCGTGTGCAGAGCGCACGCCAGGGCCTCCTCTGCAATCCAGCCACCACCGGCCACGGCGCACGGGTCCTGACCCTTGGTACGGGGCTTGTCGTAGATGCCCAGCAGGGTGTCGATCATCTTGTCCCAGCCGCGCTCGATGAACTCACGGGGCGACTCCGGGGCCGGGCGGACCGGCTGGACCGGGGTCTTACGGAACGCGCCGATCGGCCAGGTCGGGTCGCTCTCCCACAGGCGGCCGGAAGGGCTCACGGTCGCGCTCATCCCCGCCCACGGGTTGGGCCGGTACGAGGACGCCTCCCACAGGTGCCCCAGGTATTCGCCGTAGTAGTTGCGGCGCTGGTCGTGGCAGAAGGCGAGCAGGTGGTCCAGCAGGGCTTCGGTCGGCTGGGCGACGCCTTCCGCGAGCATCCGCACGGCGGCGGCGGTGAGGTGGGACGCGGCGAGCGCGACCGGATGGCCGTGAGTGATGGCGGACTGGAGCTGCGCGGCGGCCCCCATCTGGTCCCAGGTCCAGTCGGTGCGCAGACCGATCGGGGCGACCCGCATGTTGGCCCCGCATCCCTTGCTGCGGGGGTCAGTGGCGAGCAGCCACTGCCGGGGGTTCCGCTTGAGCGCGCCGACCGCCGTGAGGCAGGTAGCGCCGGGGGCACGCTTGCCGTCGCGGCTCTTCGGGTCGTCGTACCAGCGGATGAAGTTGGCGACGAACGAGGTGGTCAGCACCTCGGGGGAGACCTCGTTGACGAGGGTGGCGCGGGCGACTGCGATGGACATCTGGGTGTCGTCGGTGACGATGCCCTGGGCGGGGCTGTTGAGGCCGACCTGCGGGCGGAACGGGTTGCCGAACTTGGCCAGGGTCGCGGTCTTCATGAACTCGGTAGGGCGGCCGAGGGCGTCGCCGTAGGCCAGGCCGTACATGACGCCGCGCTGCCGGTCCGCGAGGGTGCCAGTCTTCATATCTCTCTCCTCCTGGTGCGCTTTACGCGTGGTTGCGGCGGGCTACTTCTTCGTTGGACTGCTTGATGGCGTAGGCGAGCATGTCGCCTTTGATTCCACTGTTCAGGGCATTCAGGAGGGCATTTCCTTCAGCCGTGAGCGGGCCGATGGGGCAGACCGCCATGGCGGGGGCGGGGGTTTGGCCGGGCTTGCGGCTGAAGAGCTTCATTTGCTGCCTCCTTGGTGTATTCCTACAGACTACGCTTACTTGACGGGCCTGTCAAGCTTGGCCTTCAGCAGGCCCCGCACCTGCTCCGCATCCACGGCACGCGCCGGAACAGCACCCACCGGAGCCGGAGCCGACAGCAGCTTCCTGCTGGCCACCAGCTCGTGCACCCACTGCCGCGAGCAGCCCAGCACGCCAGCCGCGAGCGCCTGAGTGACCTGCCCGTTCCCGTAGCCGCCAGCCATGAACAGCAGGCGACCCAAGTTGGTGATCCAGAACGACGTGCCGCTCAGCTCGGCCGGATCGACAACGCCGCGCACCTTCGCCACGGTGTCCGGGTCTTCCGCGCGCAGACCCTCGGCGAGGATGTGCGCAGTGGTCATGAACTGCTTGGCCACGAAGTCCGGCAGGGACGGCCCGGCGAGGCCGAACACGACGTTGTGCCGCACGTGCAGCAGGGCCAGCCGGTCGGCCAGATCGGTGGTGATGTTCTTCATGGTGTCCTCCTCGGACGCCAGAGGACCCCGGCCGGTCGGCCGGGGTCCTGGTGGGATGGGGGTGGGATGGGGGTCAGCCCGCCGCGCACAGCAGCCGGGCCAGCAGGACGTGCAGGCGGGGGATGACGTAGGTGTAGACGGACTTGGAGCTGACGCGCGGCTCGGAGACGCCCAGCGGCGCACCGTCGGCGTCCGACAGGATCTCGCTCTCGACCGCGAAGGTGCCCAGGGTGGCCAGCATCGCGCCGCCCTTGACGTTGGCGATGTGGATGACGCGGTCGGGGTCGGAGGTGTCGCACAGGATGTGCATGCTGGGCTCGCCGTCGAGGATGACGACGAAGCGGGTGAGGGTCGAGATGGTGACGTCAAACTTGATCTCGTCGTTGGTGTGGCCGAGCTTCATGGTGTCCTCCGTAGGTCTGTCGTTTGCTTGTAGACCTATAGTAGACACCGCTTGACCGTCCTGTCAACCCTTCTTGGCTGCCTTCTTCGCGGCATCCTTCAGCGTCTGCTTAACCCTCATCACCGGGTGCAGGCCACGCAGGAACGCATTGGCTTCCCTGCTGGTCATGCCCTCGCCCGTGTCGGTCGGCTCCTTCACGAGACGCAGGCCGACATCCCCGTAGTGGTCGTCCAGGTGCTGCTGAATCGGATCGATCTTCCCGGCCATCACTTGCCCCCTACGACGCGAACCCGCATGAACGTCTGACCGCCCTTGACCTCAACCGAAATGACCTTGAACTTCGTTCCCGCAGCCAGCAGGTACTCGTTCTCCGATCCCTTGTACTGCGAGATGCCGTTGATGAACGCCCCGACCGTCCCCTTCGGGGCCTCAATGATCAACTGGAGCGGCTTGCCGGAGAAGTGGCCACTCGACCCCGCGACCGTGGTCGACACGAACGCCGGATCCTCGAACGTCTGACCGACCAGAACGTGAGGGTTGCTCTTGTACTTCGCCAGCTCGGGCGGCCAGCCGGTGCCGCGCTTCAGGAGCCAATGCTCCTGAAGCGGCATCATCGCCGACTGGATGTGGACCACCGAGAGCTTCGTGTCGGCCGAGCCGGTGCCGTCGCCTCGGAGGTAGTCGTTGAACGTGCTGTAGGAGCCATGGCCGTTGCCGGTGTACGCATTGATCGCCGACTTCTGGGCCGGGCTGATCTTGAGTCCCTGGGCCTGCATCCAGGCGTCCTGCTTCTCCTGCGCCTGCGAGGCCGTGATCGCCTTGAACGACGAATCCTTCAGACTGTCATCGAACGCGCCGGGCCCGGACACCTTCTGGACCTTCTGGCCCGGCTCCAGGGTGATACCGGCAGGCAGGTCAACCTCGCCCTTGAGGTTCTTGACGATCTTCATGTCCGGAGCGTTGTGGGTCTCCGCGTACTTCTTGCCTGCGGTGGTGGCCAGCCACTCGGTCAGCTTCTTGTGGAGCATGCCGCCGTTCTCGACGCCGAGGTTCTTGGAGTGCGTCTCGTCGATGGTCTTGACGATCTGATCGACGGACAGCTCCAGGCCAGGAACGTCCCTGCCCTTGGCGGGCGTGGAGTGCACAGCGGCGAGGGTCACCAGGTTGTCGAAGATGTCCTCGGTCGGGTCGGCGAGGTACTTGCCCTTGGGCATGCTCTTGAAGTCGCTGGTGATCGTCTTCTTCAGACCGGCGGGGATGTGCCAGATCGTGGAGTCGGTGCCGCCGAGCTTGACCGGGGGCCCGGGGGTGGCCGCAACGTTTTCGATCTTGGGGGTAGTGGAGGTCTGACCTGCCAGCTTCCCCAGCTTCTTCTCCGACGCGGTCTGATGCACCACGGCGTGCTTCGGGCCGACCTTCGCCAGCATGAAGTGCTTCGCGGCCTGCGGCTTGCCGTAGTTCGGGCCGGAGTGGCCGCCCGACTTGTAGTAGCCGGACTCGGCCGCTGCCGCCTTGACCGCCGAATTGTCAGCCTTCGGCAGGGCGCGCTTCTTCAGCCCGGCGCTGACCCGGATGTGGTCCGCCCGAGCCTGCGCCACCTTGTGCAGGTCGTTGAACTGCTGCTCCGTTTCCGTGCGGTGCAGAACGGCGGCCAGCCACGCCTTCTTCTCCGGGCCGGGGAGCTTCGCGCCCGTGTCCGGGTCGGTCGGCACGTTCAGCTCGGCCGTGTGCTCCTCGGCGTGCGCCAGCGCCAGCTTCCCGGCCAGCTTGTGCAGGTCGCTGAGGTCCGCCGTCAGCGACGGGTACTGGGCGTCGGCCTTCATCTTCTGCTTCTGGTCGTACGTCTTGACCCCGTACAGGAGGGCCTTGATGGCGGCGTTGCTCCATGCGGCCTGGTACGCGTCGCCGATCGTGGCCTTGTCGTAGTCGGTGAGGGCGTGCAGTTCGGCGGGAGCCTGGTTCGCTTCGGCCTTCTGCGCGGCGGCCTCGAACTTGGCCTGCGCGGCCTTCACCTTGGGTTCCTGCTGCGCCAAGGTGGTGTCGAGGTAGGCGGCGTTGTCGCTGATCATCTTGGCGTGCGCGGAGATGATCTTCTTGTCCTTGGACATCAACTGGTTGCCGTGGATGTCCATCCCGGTGCCAAGCGCCGCCATGTGGTGCTGGTCGAGGTGCTCGACCAGCTTCTGCTTGCTCGCCTTGGTGGCGAGCAACTGCATGGTTTCCAGCTCCAGGGTCTTCTTCGCGGCGGCAACGTTCGGGTCGGTGACCACGCCCGGCGGGTACTTGGCGGCGAAGTCGTTGACCTGCGCATCAGCGGACGCCTTGGCGTTCTTCACCTCGGCCATGGTCAGGTTGATCTTCGGCTGTACGGCTTCCTCACCCATCAGCTTCTTCGCCGCGTCGGTGAGGACCATCGGCGACATGTCGTCGGCCTTGGGCGCGCTGAGCTTCTTCGCTGTGCTCTGAAGGGTCTCGTTCAGGTGTTCGCTGGCGTCGTCGGCGGTGACCTGGAGGCTGTGCAGGGTGGCCGGGTCGGACGGGACGGGGTGGCCGTTGAGCAGGTACGCCTGGTACTTGACCAGGGCGGCCTTCTCGATGGGGGAGAGGCCGCCGGTGTCCGTGGCCAGCTTCGCGCTGATCTTGTTGTAGGACATCTGCTTGGCGTCGGCGACGTTCTTGGCGTAGGCCAGGTTCTGCTCGGCCGTCTTGAACGCCTTCATGGCGTCCTTGGCGGCGCTGTCCTCGATGACCTCGGTGCTGTAGAGCTGGATCTTCTTGGCCAGGGAATTTGCCGCGCTGGCCTGGGCTTTCTGCATCTGGCCGAGCGTGTCGGGGTTCTCGGCGGTACCGACGCCTGCCAGCTCCTTGGCCACGACGGCGAGGTAGACGATCGGCTTGCTGTCGACGGCCTGCTTCGCCTGGGCGTCGGTGACGGAGAAGTCGTGCAGGTGCTTATTGAAGTCGACGTTTTCGATCTTGGGGGCCTTGGGGGCCACGTCGGCCTTCTTGGCCGCCCCGAACTTGTCCAGCAGGCCCTGCGCGGCGGCCTTCTTCTTCGGGTCCAGGAACTTGTCGAGGCTCTTGTGCAGCTCCTGGGTGATCTTGTCCTTCACGTCCTGCGGGAGGGCGTGGAACTCCTCGGCCGACAGCGGCTGGTACGCGGCCAGGTGGTTCTTCGACCACGACGCGCCGACCGCCTGACCCTTGGCCATGGCGATGGCGTGCTCAACGTGCGCGGGCAGGGGCTTCGGCTTGTCGGCGGCCGGGATGGTCTCCGGCTTCGGCGCGGTGATGACCTCAGGCGTGGCGGCGGCCTTCGGCAGGACCTTGACCAGCTCGCCCTTGCCGAGGGTGATCTTCTCGCCGTCGGGGGTCTTGACCACGTAGTGGCCGCCACCCTTGCCGAGCGGGGTGACGAAGATCAGCTCGGCCGTGCTGTGGTCGCCGACGAACCCGACCTTGACGCGCTTGCCGCCGACCATGATGTCGGCGGACCCTTCCTTGTGGATGATCTTGCTCAGTTGCAGCGGAGTCATCGACGTCGGCTCGGTGATGTGCGACCCGGACTTGGCGACCTCGGAAAGCGTGGTCGGCGGCTTCGCCTCAGCAAGCTTGGCCTCAGCCGCCTTGACCTTCGCCTCCTGCGCGTCGACCTTCGTCTTCGCCTTGGTGACCTCGTCGTGCGCGGAGAGCTTGGCGATCGACGGCGGCAGGAAGGGCTTGCCCTCCTTGATGTGCTCGGCGATGTCCTTGTGGAAGACGTCCACGCCGGGAACCTTCTGTCCCGGGTTCTGGTCCTGCGCCTTCTTCGCGGCGTCGGAGGCGAGCTTCCCGACGATCCCCCCGAACGCGGGGTGCTGGTCGATGGCCTTGCCGCCGGACTTCATCACCTCGACGTTCTTGGCGACGTCCTGGACGGTGCTCTTCTGCGGGCCGTGGATGGCCTCGGTGATGTTCTTGATGGCGTTGGCCTGGGCGAGGGTGCCCGCGCCGGTCTGCGGCCCGGTGGGCTCCTTGCCGGTGACCTTCTTGATGGCCTCGCCGAGGGTAGCTCCCTTGGTCATCTCCTCCTTGACCTTGGCGACCTTCTCGTTGAGGGTCGGGGCCTTGGGGGTGGTGATGGTGTTCGGGGTGCCCGGGGCCACGCCCTTCTCGGGCAGCTTGCCCAGCAGCTCGATGGCCTTCTTCTGCTGCGGGCCAAACCCGTCCTTCTGGACTTTGGCCAGCTCACCCCGGATGGTCGCCTTGTCCTCGACGGACAGGCCAGACCACTCCTCGGGGGTGATCTTCGCGGCCTTGTCGAGCTTGTACTGATCGGTGACCTTCGGCTGCGAAATGACGAACGCGATGCCCTTGGAGGCCAGGGTCGGCTTCTTGCCCTTCGGCCCCTTCTCCACCGGGCCGACCGCCTTGACGGCCTGGCCGAGGGTGACCTTCCCCGGGTGGTTGTTGACGATCCCGGCAGCGTCTGAGACGGCCTTACCGGCGGCGTGGGCCTCGCCGGTCGCCTTGTTCGCGGTCTGCCCGGCGTGCGGGTGCGGCTTCGCCACGATCGGCTGAAGCAGCTTGTGGGGGATCGGCTTGCCCTGCGCCTTCAGCGCCTCGATCTTCTTGATCCGGGCGTGGTTGGCCTTCTCGACCCGGGCGGCCTCCAGGGCGTGGAAGGCGTTGGGGGCGACCTTGAACAGGTTCCCCTTCCAACCCTTGCAGGGGCCGGGGTGCAGCGGGTTGAGGCAGGCGGTCAGGAAGCACGTGTCGTGGGCGTCTTCGTCCTGGTAGGTCCAGGCGGTGACGCTCGCGAGGATGGTGCTGAAGGGGCCGAGGTCGATGCCGGTTGCCGAGGCGGTGAGCGCCATGGCTACCGAGGCGGCCAGGCCTCCGAGGTCGAGCGGGTCAGGCTTGGAGCCGGTCATGATCTCGAAGAGCTGGCGTTCGACGGACGTAGCGAACGTGGCCGCGATCAGGTCCTTCAGGTCCATGCGGGCATCCTAGCCGATCGTTTTTGATCTTCCGCCCTGTTCCACCGTGTTCCAGACCTACGCCTTGCCCGCCTCCTTCAGCACCTTCGCCTCAGCCGCCGCACGCTTCGCCTTCGCCTGGGCCGACTTCCGCTTCCCGTACGCAGCCCGCTGCTTCGAGGACATCTTCGCGACCTTCGCCGCTTCCTTCCGCCGGTCGATGATGGCCTGCGCCCGCTTGCCGAGGGTTTCCCGCTTGCGCTGGTCGCGGTCACGCTGCCGCTGGGCGCGCCGGTCGAGGACGTCCTGCTGGCGGGTGTCCTGGATGCCGGTCCGCTTGGCCCGGTCGTTGGCCTGGGCCGCCTGCTTGAGGGTCTGCTGGTGGCCACGTAGCGCCTTGGCGTAGTCGGCGACCGCGCGGCGGGCCATCCCGGCGAGCTTCGGGTTGCGGACGGCGTTGGCCTGCGCGACCTGGGTGGCGCGTGCAATGGCCTCGGACAGGCCCTTGACGGCGATCTGCGCCTTCTCGGCGGGCGTCTGCTTCGTGGCGTCCTGCGCGCCCGGCTCGGACTCGCCGCGCTTCTGCCCCTTGCACAGGCCAGGCTTGTGCGTCTGCTGGCAGAACGCGCCGTCGGTGCACACGGCCTGCATGAGGGTCAGGGAGGCTGTGAGGCCCTTCTTGTAGCCCCGGTTACCCATGTCGGTGGGCTCGCCCGCAACCTCCAGCAGCATGGTGCACCGGCAGTTGATGACCTCCTGCGGCGGCCCGTCGGGGTCGTGCGGGTACATCATCGCGAACCCGCCCACATCGAACGGCTGCGACCAGGGGACGGTCTGCCCGTCGGCTTCCTTGTGGTCGTGGCGGGTGCGCTGGTCCTCGGTGGCGAGCCAGCGCTTCACCCACTGCGTCTCCGGGTCGTTGGAGACGATCATGGAGAAGGCGTCGTACAGGCCACCGCTGTAAGCGCCGACGACCTCGGTTCGTGCAACGGTGCGGGCCCGGCCCTTCCACTTCGGGATGCTGGTGTCGGCGAACAGCTCCTCAACCTGCGCGGTCACGTCGTCAATGCTTGCACCGTTGACTGTTGCCGAGTCAATGATCTGCGAGACCAGGCCGAACACCTCGTTGGGGACAGCGTTCAGCCGGTTCCCGCGGGCGGCGATCCAGTTTCGGACGAACGGCCGCGACTCGAACAGGGTCCCGTCGGCGAACAGATCCCGGTACGGGGCGGCGAGGACATCCCGGGCGACCTGCTCGGAGTACTGGCTGGTAAGGGTGTGCCACTTCGGGGTCTGGGAGAACACGGTCATCGGGTCGGGGACGAGGCCGAGGTGGGCGATGCCGCCTGCGAACATGGCCGTCTTCACGGCGGCCAGCCACTCCAGCATCATCTCCAGGTACGCCTCATACAGGGGCGGCTCGTACTGGGCGAACACCTCTGCGGCGGCCTGCTTCTGCGCATCAGCGCTGGGCAGAGTGGTCGGCTGGGACACGGGCGCTACCTCCTCGCAACTGCCTGATGGCCCAGATGAGGCCGTCCACCTCGTCAGCGGTCAGCTCCGCACCCTGGCCCTGTTCTTGCCTGGCCTTGAGCTTGCCGAGGGCAGCCGCGAAGTTGGCCGCGTTGCGCATCTGCTCAGGTGTCATGGGGTCAGCTCGTCAGCCAGGAGACCACGAGGGCCGCGTCTACGGCGAGGGAGAAGACCAGCATGGCCAGGACCGCGCTGAGTCCGGCGGCCTTGGCGTCCACGAGGCCCGTGCTCTGCTGTGCCGGAGGGTGCCGTCGGATGCCGACGTATGCGGGTGGCGGGCGGAGCGGCTGACCTTCTTCCTCGAAGATCGACCGGCCGCGCGGGTGCATCCGGGTGTGCTCGTGCGGGTCGATGTGACCGTTGCATCGGCAAACCCTGGAGCCCCACAGGCTGCCGTCGTAGGTAGGTGTCCGGTAGGCCTTCGATGCCTGGTCAGGCGTCATCAACGCAACGTTTTCGATCATGGTGAGAGGTCCCCCCGGGCCATGGCGAGCGTGGACTGAAGCTGCGACGGCTCGTGAGCAAGACCCCGGGTCATGAGGACCGTGCAGTATCCGCCCAGCAGCTCTTCGAGGGCGTCGGCGTCCACGCCGAGCTTGGGTGCCTGCTCGCGGACGTGCACCCACGCACCGGCCAGGAGGGCGGGCACGCGGTCGCGGTCCGGGACCATCCGGGTGTGCAGCTCGTGCTTCGGGACGGCGTAGCGGGCACGCTGAGGGCCAGGCACGAGACGCCCACCGGCAATCTCCAGGGCGCGGCGCACGGCGGCGTCGGCGGCGTAGAACAGGGCCGTGTCGGTGGCGTTGATGCTGGCGGCGAGCTGGCCGAGCTTCTGCTTGCCGGGCTTGGCCGCACCTCCGGCCTCCGCGTCGGCGACGGACGGGAACTGCGGCAGCCCCCGGCCCCCGGCGTCGGCGGGTTCGGTACCGGCGGTGTCGTATCCGGGGTCTCCGGGCATCAGGTCACCGGGCTGCCCGGGGGGGGCGGGCGCGGCGGGCAGGCTGATGTGCGGCAGGCCGAGGATCTTCTGCACCTCGGGGTCACCGGCGTAGGCGGGCTGCGCGAGGACGAGGGCCTTGGTGAAGTTGTAGATGATCTCCTTCTGGCTCGGGGCGTCGTCGTCGGTGAACGCGGCGTTGTCCCTGGCGGCCTTGTCGGAGATGATCCCCTTCTCCTGGAACTGCAACGCCTGGTCGGAGCGGTTGGGGCGGACGGTCAGGGCGGCGATGTCGAACCAGAGGGTCTTCTTCGCCGGGTCCTTGACGCCTGCGGCCTTGAGGGCGGGCTGGTAGTAGCCGATGTTGAGGGCGTCGGCGAGCTGGATCAGCAGCGGCTCGATGTGGATCTTGATCGAGGACTCTTCGATCTGCCACGACGACCAATGATTGGAGCCGCCCATACCGGTCAGCACCTCGGGCGGGATGTCCAGCGACATCGCCATCCGCTTGACGGCCGCCTCCCGCATCGTGGTGATGTGGTCGGAGATCGCCGAGTCAAACGTCAGGTGCTTCACCTTGTCCAGGGCCTCAGTGGCCATCTGGAGGATGATCGGCACGATCGCGGCGGCATTGTCGCGCTGCTGCAACGAGGTCGCCATGGTGCGCTGAAGCAGCTCCGAGAAGCCCTCCACGCCTGTCGGGCGCGGGTCCCCGGGATTCTGCTGCGGCTGGCGCGGGAACTCGATGTTGTCGGGCAGCAGCAGCAGACCGGCACCGGCCAGACGCGAGTCCAGCTCGGCGAACACGCGCTTGGTGCACTGCTCCAGCTCCCGCAGCACCGGCAGCACGGCGCGGACGGTGGAGTCGGCGGCGTCGTGGCGGCGCGGGTGCGGGTTCCACGCCCGGATCAGCAGGTCCTTCTTCTTGTCGAGCTTGTAGGTGCCTCCGCCATGGCTGATGGACCGGCGGACCATGATGTCGTCGCCCCGGCGGAACACCTCCGACGAAGAGCACACGTACCACTTGTCCTGGTCGGGGGTGCCGTCCTGGCCGGTGTTCTTGTAGCCCTCGGCGACGATGAACACGTCCCCGGCGACCATCATGTTGATGCCCATCAGGCGCTGGGCCTGAGCTTTCGCGGCGGGGCTGCCGAACATCGTCTCGGCGATCAGCTTGGCAACGTCGTCGCTGGTCTCGTCGCCTACGGTGCCGTCGTCGGCGATGTCGGCGGCGTACATGCGGCAGCGGCTGACGGCGTTGCCGATCCAGTTGACGACGAACCGCATCTCCCCGCAGATGTCGTAGTGCCTCCACGCCTCCCACTGCCAGCGGTGGTCGCCGAGCTTGAACATCTGCCAGGAGGCGGCGTCGGTCAGGTTGATCGGCACGGCGGCGGCGATCAGAGCGTTGGAGCGCGTCCCCGGGCCGTCGACACCTCCGGCAGGTACGACCTTCTTGCGGGTCAGCAGCCCCACTCTGTCACCCCTTCACGCGTGCGAGTGCACCTGCGGCTGCCGAGAGGGCCATCCAGAGGGCGGGCACGAACAGCCACCAGTGATGGCCGTAAGCGTAGATGATCGGGGCGGCGGGGATACCGAGCCAGACCGACACGCACCAGGGGCAAAGCAGCAGGTAGGCGAGCCTGAAGCGTTTGCGCTCCTTGAGGGCGGTCACGAGGCGGTCGCGGTGGGGTTCGGTGATGTAGTCCGAGGTGAGCAGGATGACCAGGCGCGCGAACGCGAGCAGGTAGATGACGTACAGAACAGAAGAGCCGGGCATGGCCACCATCGTAGGTGGTCAGCCCGGCTCCACTGCGTAAGTGGTGGGTCAGTCGTTCAGCAGCTCGGGCCTCTCGACCCGCACGTATGAGTTGAGCGGGTAGGTGACTGCTCCTCTGTAGCCCTCCTGGAGGACGGAGACGCGCTTGGCGATGCGGACGCGTGTCACTCGTCCGCCGAAGCGGATCACGTCGCCGACCTTGATCTCGGTGGCTTTGACGGTGATGGTCTCCATGGTGTCCTCCTCGGTCTGTCTGTGAACAGCATACAGCCCGCCTGACGGCTTTGTCAAGCGGGCTGTAGCTTCCGGTCACGCGGAGGGTGGAGGGCTCCATCCACTGGCCATTACCTCATCGCGCAAACCGGAGAGATCAGAGCACGTCCGAGTCGTCGTCCCCGTCCACGAGCCGCAGGCCCATGTCGCCCGAGCCCGGAACGCGGGCCTCGCCGACCTCGTCCGCCACGACGGCCAGCATCTGCGACGCGGCGATCTGCCGGGCGGCGGCCTGCTGCACCACGTCGTCGCCGTCACCCTCGAACACGCGCACGTTCAGCCGGGTCGTGCCGCTGACCGGCACCTCCACGACCTTGCTGACCATCGCCGGGAGCGGGGGCAGCTCCATCAGCTCCAGGGCCTTGACCGCGTACATGTGGCCCCAGCCCTGCTCGGTGACGCCTTCCTTCAGCATCTGGCGGATGCCCTGCTTCAGGCCGTCCAGACCGGGGACCGAGTCGTTGGCGTCGGTCGGCACGTCGGCGGGGCCGCTGAAGAACGTCGGCTCGTAGTCGGTGGAGAACTGCACGCCGTAGACGCCGTCGCACCGGCCGTCGGTGATCTGACCGGCGGCGGTGACCCGGTTGATGTGCTCGGCGAACTGGGCCAGGGCCTCGGCGCGGGAGTTGGCGGTGATGGTCTTGCCGAAGTTGCCGGTGATCGGCACGTTGATGCGGTACTCGGCCGACCCGGTGACGGGGTCCGCGCCGAGCCGGATGAGCCACGTGTTGGCCCAGTCCCGGTCGACGTTGCCGTACTTGACGGCCCCGGCCGTGTAGGCGGTGATGCGGTTGCGCAGGTCGTTGGCCTGCTCCTGATCCTGCGTCGCCTGGGTGTAGGCGTCCTTGTCGCTGCTGTCCATTTCTCCTCCTCGGTCTTACTGTCTGTCGTAAGACTACAGGGCATTGACGGATCTTGCAAGTGCCGGGGCAGGGACTCGAACCCTGCACTCATTCCACACGCCCCTCATCGGCCTATGTCCGCCTCCGAACGCGCAGTTGCCCTTCCCCTTTGAGCCACCCGACATGGAACCCTCACGGGAAGGTTCGCTACCGGCCCGCCTTTCCGCCCGTGAGGTCCGGCGGGGCCTCCTCGCTCCGGCCCGAAGACCGTTCGACCGTGAGGGCCATTCATATCCCCCAGGACTCACGTCAGGGCGCTGGGAGAAGCCTTCCTGAAATCGGACGCACGGGTCAGATGCTGCGGGGCGTCGCACCAGTCGTAGCAGGCCAGGCACGACGACCCGCTCCCGCCATCGGCGATGAAGCGGTGCGCCCAGCCGGTACCGGCGAGCGAGCCGACCAGCACCAAGGACTTAGGGCCGAGCCGCACGTAGCGGGCCACGGTGTCAGTTGCCATCGTTGCGCTCTGATTCGCCGTCGCGGGCAAGCCACTCATCGTAGGAGTCCCAGCCTCGGGCCAGCAGCCACGCGGTGCGCTTGGGGCCGGGCTCTCCGGGGATGGGGTCGGACCAGCTTCCGGCGGTGTCGTGCAGCAGGGCGTGCAGACGGGCGCGGAGGTGTTCCTTGCCGTCCTCCCAGCGCTGCCATGCCAGCCGGTCGGTAGCGACGACCCAAGGGGGAGCGGAGCCCTTGAGGATCAGTGCCCACATCTCGTAGGCCAGGCCCGCCCAGCCCTTGATGGCGGTCTGCATCTTCGCGGCAGTTGCCTCGTTGGCCTGCGCGCGGTGCTGGTCGGCCCAGTCGGACAGCCAGGCCATCAGCCCGTCATACACCCGGGCGCACTGGGCGTCATCGAATGCGTCGGTGGCGGTGATGTCCTCCCAGCACATGCTTGCCGCGCCGAAGGCCTGACCGACGGCTTCGGCGAGGGTGACTGGTTGGCCGTCGGAGCCGCGCGGATTCCAGTCGCCCGAGGATATGATCTTCGGGATGCCCGGCTTCGCCCCGTTTTCGGGGGATTCCCCGGGGTGTTTCCCCGTGTTTTCTGGCACCCGTACCGGCGAGTAACCATCGGAAGGGACCGGATAGAAGCCGAACCGCAGGAACTCCTCAGCCCTGCGGTCGAACCCAGCCCACGTCTCGTCACCACCCGGGGCCTTCTCCCCGTACTGGCGCAGATGGAACGCGTACCCGATCAGGCGGCGCGCCTGCTCCAGGGCCTCCTGCCGGTCGGCGAGACGCCGATACAGGTCAGCGGTAGTCGGTTCGGTCATCGTCCCCTCCAGGGCGGTCGGCGGAACAGGTGCCAGTACCGGGATGCCCAGCCCACACACCGCGAGGCGGGCAGGCCGGACATCGGCTGGCCGATCGTGTGGATGACCCTCATCAGGCAATCCTTGCAGCGATCAGGCGGACGGACAGGGCTGCGTAACGCCTGGCCAGGCGGAACTTGCCTCGCTTGACGGACACGAGCGCGGCGACCATTGGGCAGCAGTCCCGGTTGTGCTGGGTGGGCTTGCCCCTGCCGCTGGACCTGTACGCCGGGCCAGGGCCCGTACCTCCCCTGCCCCGTCTCTGAGGCGGGCGGCCCTGCGCCGGGCGCGGATTGCGTGACTTCTTGGCCATGGCTTACCGGCGTCCCTTCCGGGGGATGAAGCGCTGGGCTAGGGTCGGTTTCTTCGCGGCCTTCTTCGCAGCCGCCTTGCCCTTGCTGGCCAGGGTGCGCCTGATGAGTGCGAGCACATTGCTGGGCGGCTTCTTCGCCATCACTTGCCCTTCTCCTCCTGTATTCCCAGGTCATCGGGTGTAGGTTGCCGGGCGACAAATCCGCGCCGTGGCCACGGGGGATTTCCTCGGAGCCGCCCGGCAACCCGCCGGACCGGCCTGACGTCGCTTACTCCTATGCGCGTCATGCATTCCGGTCGACAGCAGAGGGGCGAAATCAGGGTGTGCCCGCTTGTTCTCCCTCTGCATCACCGTGGCGACGGGAGGACTTGAACCTCCGGGGTCCTTCCGGCCTGGTCCGCTTCTGCCCGGATGATCGTCCGGGTTTCCGTGGGGGCCTTGGGGCCACTCCTCCCTCTTCGCACCGGCTGATCAGGCCAGGGGTCGGGTTCCACCATGCGCATGGCTGCCTCCGGCCGAGGGTGCTCTACCGCTGAGCTACGTCGCCTTGTGTAGTTGTGTGACCCGGTGGCGCTTACTGCCCTACAGCAGCCACCACCGGGCCGACGAAGCACCGTCCACGTCCCGTACGTCGTGCCGGATTGCAGTTTCCCGCCTGGTTCCCACTACCCCCGAGGGGGCCGTTTGGAGCCGCAGGGGGCGGCTCGCCAGCCGTTGCGTTCCCCCTGCGACGTGGTCCTGGACGGATTCGCACCGCCGACCTCCTGCCGTGAGGCAGGTGCTCTCTCTGCTGAGCTACAGGACCCGCCACCCGCTCCTTGATGGCGGCATCGGTTAGCGGCGGGCTGAGCAGCCGACTGCTGGTCCGCTGTGCGGAGCAGGCGACACCCGTCGTTCCTTCGCGCGACCGGACGGGGTAACGATCCCCGCACATGCCCCTCACACATGGCTCCGACCAAGGAGTCTGTTTGCTCGGGAGCCACCTGGCTAGCCGGTCTGTTGCCCGGAGTCGGACCCTGGTTAGGGGTCCTATCCGTATTCCGTGGATCGGTGGCATTGAAGCCAGCAGGCGTACGGCCGTGCGTCTTTGGGACACCCTGCCCGATCCCCCTCTGCGTGCCGCCTTTGCCCCGCTGGGCGGGACTCGAACCCGCACTTGCCATACAGCGGTCAGACGGTGCAGAGGTACCCGTACGCGCGTACGGGGTGCTACTCGGGAGCGTTCTCGCCCTCTTCCTCGGGCCGCTCCTGCGCCTCCCCCTCGGGGGCGGTGGGCTCGGGGACCAGCGGGTTGAGGGCTTCGGCGATCCGGTTCATCTCGGCGACGATGGCTGCGCGCAGCGGGTGCAGGCTGACGACGCCTTCGGAGTCGCGGGCGGCGAACCACAGCTCTTGCTCTTCGACGGCGACGCAGATGCGGCCCATCGCGTCCATGCGGTACAGGAGCATCTTCATGGCGTTTCTCCTTCTTGTGTGTGGCCTGTCGAGGGGAGAGCAGGACTTGAACCTGCGGCCTCTTACCGGCTCTGTCGTCCGGCTGACCTCTAAGCGAGGTGCGCTCTGCCATCTGAGCTATCTCCCCAGCAGCAGGGACGCTGGCAACCTTCCGGGAAACAGCGTCCCTGCCTTCGTGCACCGGTGCCATCATCTCCGGCGGTACAGGAGCGGTCCCCTGCTCATGGCGGTCGTGCATCAGGGCGCTCTCGGTCCGTCTCCGATTGGCACTTCCCTGCCTGCCCGGTTTTCGTCTCCGCCAGCACCCCGGCGGGTGTGGGCAACTAGCTCACGGGCGTTGCTGGCCTTGGTCAGCCCTGCGGGTCGCCCCAGGGCTGCGTCTCGGTGGTGTCGTCGTCCGTCTGGACGGGCGTGGCGGTCTGCATGACGACGGTCGTGGCGACCTTCACCGGGACGAGGCGGACGACGCCGGTGTTCTCGTTGCGGGCGGCGGTGTAGTGCGCGCCGGGCGGGACGATGCCGCCCAGGTTGATGAAGCCGTTGTCGTCCGCGACGTGCAGGGTCAGGTCCACAGGGTTTCTCCTCAGGCTGTGTGTAATCCGGGCGGGGGAGGGGACCGGGTTGGCCCGACCTCCAGAGCGCCAGCGGGGGCATGTCGCTCTGGTTGACAGACCGAAGGAGGCTTGGGCCTTTCCCGGTCCCCTCCGTCTATCGTGACCCTACACCACCACGCACGGGAGTTGATCCCCTACACGGTGGGTCTCCGGGTCACGCCGGGCCACGATCTCGGCCCGGAAGTTTGCGTACAGATTGTCCCAGTCCCCGTCGGCGGGTTCGCCGTCGAAGTGCAGGTCGGGGGTGTTCGAGGCGAGGATGCCGAACAACCAGGCCCGGTCCGCGTCGTGGGCGTCGTTCTCGTCCATGAGCGAGGCAGCGATGGCTGCGCGGTACCACGGCACAGGAAGGATCATGCCGGGCAGGAGCTGAGCGTCCACCTCGTCAAGGCGGACGGCGACCTTCCGCGCGTCCTGGCGGTTGAGGGTGTCGGCGATTCCGGCGTCCATCAGGACACCTCGACCCAGTTCATCGCCGTACGCAGCACGTTGTCGTAGTCGCCGGAGGTCGCCTCGGTCACGAACTCCTTGGCCTCTTCACCGTGTCCGGCGCGGCGAAGGGCCCCGCTGACGGCTCCGATGATGGCGAAGGCGTTTCCATCGCGGCCGGTGAGCTGGACGGCGATGTCGGGATACTTCGGTTTCATGTTGCTGCCTCCCCTGCTCGATCTGTCGTGTTCCACGTTAGTCGCAGCAGGCAGCGCTGTCAACCCTTAGTAGACGAAGTTTTGTAGATTATTGCTGGACAGTCGCCTGATCCTCAGTCACGCTTGTAGGAGAAGGAGGAGAAACCCGACGGAGGTGGACGCTGTGGACACGCTGGAGAGGGACGTATTCGACCCGCCGGTCATCAACTCGTGGCGGCACGCACCCACGCGCGATCAGATCCAGTACGCAACCGACCTGTGCCGGACCGAACTGCCGTACGCCGAGCGGGTGCGGACCATCGCCACCTTCACCGTCCTGGACAGCCGGGAGATCTCCGACCTGATCGACAGCCTCGCCCTGGTGCGGGCCGAGCGGCTGCGGCGGCTGCGCCAGCGGCGTCCCCGCCGGGCGCGTAAGCGGTAGCATCGAGGGCGCTGACGGAGGGTTGACCGGTCCAGGTCCCCCCTGATGCGCGAGGCCCGGCCCCTACCCCGGGAGGCCGGGCCTTTTCCATGCCTGGACATGGGAGCGCCCCGAGCCCTGCCGCTACAGGGTGGTCGGGGCGTCTTTAGTGTCGCGGCACTGCCGCGATTCATCCCACAGACCGAACCGGGGCGGTGTCCCGGCCGATATATGCCCAGCAGCTTAGCCGTACGGGGAGCTGACGGGCATCCACGAGTCGGCGGACGGGGCGGCGATGCGGATCAGCTTGTTCTCCTTGCCCATGAGGAACAGTCCGGCCTGCACGAGGGCGTCGATCCGGTCGGGGGAGGCGGCGTCCTCAGGTACCCAAGTCGCCATTTGATCTTCAAGTTCGATGAACGTCCCGGCGTGGTGCCAGCGGTTCTGCTCGTAGCGCGACGCAACCGGCTCGGCGCGCAGCTTCTTGGCCGCCAGGGAGGTGACCTCCTTGACCGGGGGCGGGCCGGACTCGAACAGGCCCTCCTTCTGCATCTCGACGTAGGCGTCGGTGACGACCTGCATCAGCCACTTCTTGCCTATGTTCGTCTCGATGACCAGCCAGGTAGCGCCGAAGGCGCGGAACATCTCCCAGGCGCGGCGGGCGGCGGCATGCCCGACGATCTTCTTGGACCAGTCGGCAAGCACGTAGTCGTCACCGTCGTAACCACGGCCTGCGGCTATCAGGCCCGTCTCGTCGCCTGCGCCGGTGGCACCGGGGTCCATGGAGATGACGACGGTCTTCAGTTCGGGCAGCTCGGCGGGCTTTATCCGATTGTTTTCGATCATGGCGCGGTTCCACAGCGCGCCTTCGATGTCTTCGAGGAGATGCCCGTACAGCTCCTGGAGCCCGGCCCGGGTGCCCTCGTAGATCTTCTTCAGCTCCTCGACGACCTCCCGCGACAGGTTCGCGATGTTGTCGAAGATCGAGCCGGTGGTGATGACGACCGTGCCGTCCGTCTCGTGCTGCCACTTGATCAGCAGCTTGATCGGCTTCGGGGTGGTGGTGACCACGACCCGGGGACGGTCGTTGATCAGCGGGGCACGCATCGACGGCAGGATGCCCTCGAACCAGGCACCCCACGTGTAGCGCCACTTCGCCAGCTCATCGAGCCAGGCACCGGCCGCGTTGTAGCCACGGCCCACATCGTCGTTGTCGGCACCCTCGAAGTAGATGATCTGCCCCGACCGGAACTCGATCATCAGCTTGGGGCTCTTGCGGTACTCGAAGTCCCGGTGGTTCTCCAAGCCCATGCGCCGCAGCACGGCGAGCAGGCCGGAGTTACCCTCGATGCACGCTGTACGGCAGTCGTTCAGAGTCTCGGCGACGACCAGCCATTCGGTGCGCTGGCCGAACGCGTCGACCGGGTGACGGAACAGGCGGTCCAGAAGGTCTTCTGCGCCGGTGCGGGTCTTGCCCCAGCCACGGCCGGAGCGGATCAGCCAGACCAGCCAGTCGCCGGGCGGGCGGAACTGCTCGGGGCGGCCCGTCCACCACCACGCGCCTTTCTGGATGTCTTCCAGAGTTTCGCGGGACTGGCTCTGTAGCCAGCGACGGCGCAGCGCGGCCGGGAGCAGGGCGAGCTTCTGAGCGGCGGACAGGCTCATGTGATCAAGCTAGCGTCGCGCAGGGCCTGGACAAGCGCTTCGCAATGCTCGCGGGGCGACGCCACGACTCTCTGGGCGCAGCGGTCCATCCAGGCTTCCAGCAGGATATCTACCGGGTCACGCGATGCCCGGGGGCCGCCCATCCGCCCGGCAGGACGGCCCCCGGTCGCGCTCGCCCTCACTGCGGAGGAGGTGCAGGAAGGGCGGCGTCCAGCTCGCGAGTCGCCTCCTTCGCGCTCGCGGACAGCTCTTCATACCCGGCGGCGATCTGCTCGGGGCTCATGCGCTGCACCATCTCATCGAGGGTGGCCATGATCCGGTCGTGCTGCACGCCGACCTCGACGCGGACGTTCGGCTTACCGGCGGCGTCGGTGCCGGTGGTCGCAGCGACGGTGACGGAGGTCTGCGCGGCGGTCGCACCCTTGTTCAGGGTCTCCAGGCCCAGCGCGGCACGCTCGATGCGGGCGGCGGTGTCCAGCATCAGCACGAGGGCGTGCGGGCTGATGGAGTCGACGTCCAGGGTGGCCAGGCGCTCCAGCGCCTTCGCCATGAGCAGACCGGCGGCCTTGGCGTGCCGCTTGGCCATCTCCTCGCGGGCATCCTGGAGGCGGATGCTGGTGATGCGGTCCTGCTCGGCGTCCCAGCGTCCGGCCCGCTCCACCCACTTGTTGTAGCGGGCGATGCGGGACAGCCCCGGGTAGGACAGCGGGGACATGGTGGCGATCTGGGCTACCGAGCGGAGGCGGCCGTGGTCGCGGTACATCTGGAACAGCCCGAAGTTACGGTCCGTCTCGTGGGGCTGGCGGGACCAGGCGTCGAGGGACGGGTCCAGCTCCAGCTCCCGGCGGGACAGGGTGTCCAGGAACTCGGGCGAACGGGAGTGGTCGTTGCTGGCGTTGCGATCGCGCTTGCGTGGCATGCGTGGCATGGGCTCCTCCTACGGGAGCCAGCCTACCGGTCAGAGTCCGGGCCAGATCATTTCGGCGGGAACGTCGGACAGTCGGGCGATCAGCTCGGCTCCGTCCGCCCACATGTCGGCGGTCTCGGCGATCAGGGGCGGGATCTCGTCGGGGGCCAGGCGGCGGCCGGTGCACAGGTAGACCAGGACGTCGGTGCGGCCGTGGTGCACGGTGACCTGCCCGTGCCACTCGTACAGCCAGGCGGTGAATCCCTCACGGGACCATCCGGACCAGACGATCTGTACGGGGGCGGCCCGGTCCGGCGGCAGGAGGGCGACTTCCTCACCGGCGAACGGGCCGCCGTACAACCGCAAGCGAGCGTTCATCCTCGGGCACTCCTCCGGTCGTTTTCGATCATGAAGTGGGGGCATCGGGTCCACCGGCAGGGATCATCCCGGAAGATCTGCTCGTAGGTGTCGGCGTAGCGCTCCTCGTAGAACGCCCACTGCTTCGCACCGCCCGGGTGCCCGCAGTGCGAGCGCACCCACCAGGAGAACGAGTCGTCGCGGGGTAGCCGGGTGTCGGCGGGCCACTGCCCGTCGGGCATGCGCCGCTTCAGCCAGATCACACCGACCGGGCCAGCGGGTGTCCCCCGGGCCAGCCACGTGCCCGTGTGGCCCTCAACGGCCGAGGCCCGGCTCTCCGTGGGGAGGGCCGGGTTCTGGCGTTCCTGGTTGCGCTGGTGGCGCTCCCGGTCCTTGGCTGTCATTCCCAGGGGGGCAGCTTGGTGGTGCGGCGGCGCTCGTTGTAGGTGCCGTGGATGACCTTGGCGACCTGGATGGAGACGTTGCCGTTGCGGGTGACGCTCTGGCCTCGGGCGTTGCCGATCAGACCGTCCGGTCCGCCGGGGAACTTGGCGAGACGCTTGGCGAGGTCGTCCAGGTCGATGCCGCCGATGCCGCCGGGGGCCCCGATGCCGTACTTGAAGATCAGGCGGCCGACGCCCTCCACGAGGACCCCCTGCGCGGCGGCGGGCCGGTGTCCCCACGCTCCGGTCAGGACGGCCAGGGTGGCGTCTGCGACCTCGGGCTTGAACGCGTACACGCGCTCCAGGCTGCCGATGGCGGACATGCGGCCTTCCATGGCCGACGGGCCGACGGACCAGCCGTGCGCGGCGAGGAACTTGGCCAGGCCGATCGCGGAGGGGTCCTGCTCGACGCAGGCGATCAGGTAGTGATCGATCCGGGTGGGCTTCTCGGCGGTGTTGAGCAGCCGGAACAGGGCCGCCTCTTCCGGGAGGGTCAGGCCGGAGTATTCGTTGGTCTGGATGATCCCGGTGTAGCCGACGGACTCGCAGGTGCGGTACCGGTGCTGGCCGTCAACGACATGGATGGTTCCGTCGGAGCGGTGCGAGGTGGTCAGGACGCCGAGCGCGTCGGGGCGGAACGCTCCGACCATCTTGTTGACGCGGGACTTCTTGAGGGTGCGCTGCACGTTGGGGTCAACCCAGAGGTCACCCACCCGTCGCGGCACGATCTGATGCGAGACCTCACGGTCGGTCTTGGGGCTCACGGCTTGCTGCTCTCCTTCATCTGGTTGATCATCTTTTCCAGCTCCCGGCGTACAAGCTTGAGCCGGGCGTGGACCGGACCGACCTGATCCCAGGTCAGCTCAGGGCTGGGCTTGCCCAGCTCGATCAGCCCGGTGGTCAGGCCCTCCAACTGCGGAAGTGCCCTCTCCCACGCGGCGATCTGCCTGGCGGCGGGAGCCGACGTGGCGGGGATCGCGGCCCGGGTGCGGGGGATCGGAGTGGGGCGGCCGGACATCAGCCGCTGGTAGCTGGCCCAGATGGTGCTGTCGCCAGCGTCGATCGCGGCCAGCTCGGCGCGGGCCTGCTCGCGCTTCTCGTCGGATGCTTCCGCAGTCCCGTACGCGTAGCTGTAGACGGACCACAGCCGCTTGGCGCTGGTCTCGGACATGCCGACCGCTTCAGCGGTAACGGTCAGTACGTGGTCGTAGGAGTGCTGAGGGCCGACCCGGCCCTGCTCGCGCTGACCGGCCTGCGTCTGACGGCGCAGCTCGACACCCCGGCGGCGGTTGGCATCGGCACGAACGACGGCGGCGGGGCCGTCGAGGCGGCGCAGCAGCTCGATGAGGCGGCAGGTCTCGGACGGCTTGTACGGCTCGGAGAGGTGGGCGTCCTGGTTGTCGCTGAGCAGGCGCTTGGCGGCATCCTCGACGGTGTCCACGGTGACGGCCTGGATGTCCCATTTCTCGATGAGGAAGTGGGCTCGCAGGCGGCGTCCGCCGGAGATGATCGTCCCGTCTTTCCAGACGGTGACGGGGTGGCGCATGCCTTCGTCTCGGATGCTGGCGGCCAGGGGCCACAGGTTGCCCTGGCTGGCCCGCAGATGCGGGACGCGTACTGATTCGGTCCGGTAGGTGGTCTCGGATTCCATAGGCTTGCCTCCTTGTCTGTCAACTCGCAGGATACAGCATAGGGGATCTTGCGTCAACTTACAGGAGACAGATCCTTGGCCAGGTGAGCGCGAATCAGATCGGCCAGCTCAATCTCCCGGCCACGCCACAGCACAGAGCTGCTGATCGAGATGCCCTGCTCGTGCAGGAAGGTCCACGCCTCACGCGTCCGCTGGCTGTTCTCGTGCTCCTCGACGGTGTACGCGTGCCAGCCGTAGCCGCTGCTGTCGACGCTTTCCTTGCGGTTGTCGCGCCGGACGTTCCAGGTGCGCTGGTGGCTGTCGCCCTTGGCCTCGATCTCCTGCACGGCCAGGTTGATCCGCTTGGCCTCGGTCACTACGACCTCAACCGTGCGGTCGTCACTCTTGCCGTTCGTCAGGCGGCCGGTCCGGTGGATCAGGATCAGCTTGTCTCCGACGGCGGCGTCCTTGAGGGCCTTCACGCAGCCACCAGCTCCCGGTCATCGGCGAAAGCACGCCAGTCCCAGCCCTCATCGAGGGGGCACAGCGCGACCGGCTCCGGCTCGGGGGTGGCGACCGGAGGTGCGGAGATCGGGGCGGGCAGGGAATCCCAGCTACGGGGGATGTACGGGGTGGCCACGGCAGTGGGGCGGTGGCGGCCGGTGGGCTTCGCCTGCGGCGGCAGGACCGGCCAGGAGGGGGCATCGGTGGAGCGGGCCACCAGGGCGGCCAGGGCGGCGATGACGACCACGACAGCGATGACGGCGAGGGTCGACAGGATGGGGTATGCGGTGGGACCAGGCATCTCGGGGCCTCCTCGGCGGTTGACGGGCTCCATCGTGGGACATCCGACCCGCCTTGTCAACCCGGACGGTACAGCGCAGGTCAACAATCTTCGATCCTGTCGCCCCGGAGAGGTCATCCTGTATGCTCCTGGCTAACACACCCCGGCAACCGGCGAGGACATCATGAGCACCAGCTATAAGAACCTCTGGCAGGAGGCGGTCGAGGCAAACAACCAGCTCAAGGCCGAGATCGAGAGGCTGCGGCGAGAGCACCGCAAGGAGATGGACCGGATGTACGCGTCCATCACGGCCAACCGGAACGAGACGGCACAGACCAGGCCGATCGTGGACCTGGCGGGCATCGCCCGGCACATGAAGGTCGCCCGGTTCACGCCGCAGCAGTGGGTCCAGCGTGACCTGCTGCCCCCCGTGGACTTCCCGGAGATCAAGGAACCGCTCTGGTACGCCTCGACCATCCGCGACAAGTTCGCCATCCCGACCGGCCGTTTCTGGTACGACAACCCCGACGACGAGGAGCTGTCGCCCGCAGCCTGACGGGTGCACAATAGGCAGCGCCCCGGACCGGCAAGTCCGAGGCGCTGAAGCACTACCAGGTCATTCACTTTGTAAGAGGCACCCACGAGTCTACCGGTGGCATACAGGCCCGGCAACTCGTCAGGGTGCCCTATCTGAAAGAGGCACCATGTCGCATGACGCGACCGCCTGGGCCAAGTCCCAGAAGACCGGCAGCACCCCGGCGAAGTTCATCCTGATGGTGCTGGCCGACTTCGCAGGCACGGACTACTCCTGCTACCCCTCGGTCAAGAAGCTCGCCGACATTACCGAGCTGGGCGAAAGCACGGTCCGGCAGGCCACCAAGCTGCTCGCCGAGCAGGGCCTGATCCGGGTCTTCTACCGGTACCGGGAGAACCAGACCCGCCGTTCCAGCCGCTACCAG